CCCTGATGGCAGCTCCTGCCCTTGCTGGTCCTTACGTTGAAAGCAAAACTACTTCTGGTGTTGCTTTTGCCAACGGTGACAGCACTTACAAAGGTGCTCAAACCGAACTTCGTATTGGTTATGAAGAAAAAGTTGCTAAGGGTGTCACCGTCTATGGTGAGATTGGCCCTGGTTACGAGTGGAACACTGGTAAAACTAAAAACGAAGAAGTTGCTGTTGCCGAAGTTGGCGTAAAGGCTAAGGTTGCCAAGAACGTTGGTGTTGCTGCCAAGGTTACTGGTGAGTATGGTAATCTTTCCAAGGTTACCGATATCGGTGGCGAACTGAAAGTTCGTTATTCCTTCTGATCTATTATTAGATAATCTTACGGGACCTATAAGGGTCCCTTTTTTTGTATCTAAATAAACTAGGTGTGAAAAGGTTTTTATGCTCTCTACTAATTATCGCTTACGCATGGAGTTTATCTGTGATCGCATCGTCAAAGGGGAGGAATTGAAGTTAGAAGACATGATTTGGGCAGAGAAACTCTCTAAGCACAATAGAAGCGCCGCTACGATGCTTAGACAGGCGAGAAGACGTGCCAGCAACCCAGAGATGCAAGAGGGCAGCCTAGACGATTTTATGAATGCCTTAGACCTAGGAGATCCAGATCCATCAAACCACAAGACAAGATTTGATGGTGCTGATGATATCGTAGATTGGTTTTCTCAAGATAAGTCAGACGACTGGCGACAGAGGGATTGACAAAACCTCAGAAACTCAGTAGAATAAGTCTGTCCGAGTTTCAGAAGGGTAATGGCTTTAGGAAATCAAGTAGAACAGAGCCTCAAAGAGGCAGAGCAATGTTTGCGTAATGCACTTGCTTTTGCTGCTAGAGCAGAGAGACCGATGGTATGCAAACAAATTGCTTCAATGATTGCAGAAATTGAGCATATCGGGTCATTTGATGGTATAATGGACAAACTAGAGGAGCTTTCCAATGACAAAGAAAAGTTTTAAGAAGATCGACAGCAAGGGTCACGAGGAGATCTGGGAATGGGATGAGACCCCTGAACTCAAGGCATTCATCAAGGGACAGACAATTACAAAACTGTCCGTACCCCCTTCCCGTCCTACATAGTTCATGGTATAATTACTAGGTAATCAAGGCAAGACGATGACTACGCTTCCCAACTGGCAACATCACAGTAAAAAAGAGCAGAAGCGTAGTCTGAAACCTCAGGCATTACGCCAAGCAAAAGCACGTAAGCAGGCACTGAAAGCAAAACTATTAGTGCGAATATGAACCCCTATGGGGGTGTAGCTTAATGGTTAGAGCGACCTGCTTATAACGGGTTAGTCTGGGTTCAAGTCCCAGCATCCCTATTCGCTCCTTTAGCAATCTGGTGAATGCAGCGAACTCATAATTCGCCTGAGGCGTGTTCAATCCACGCAAGGAGCACCTAAGGAAGTGTGGCAGAGCGGTTTAATGCTGGGGATTGCTAATCCCTTGATACATGCTATAATGTATCCGTTGGTTCGAATCCAACCACTTCCGCCTCATTCCGAGATAGCCAAGCGGTAAGGCAGCGGGTTTTGGTCCCGCCATTCCTAGGTTCGATTCCTAGTCTCGGAACCAGTTACTCTCTTAGCTCAGTGGATTAGAGCATCTGACTACGGATCAGAGGGTCGTAGGTTCAAGTCCTACAGAGAGTGTCTGGGTTATTAACTCAGCGGTAGAGTATTCGGCTTTTAACCGATTAGTCGTTGGTTCAAATCCAACATAACCCACCTTGGGAGATTAGCTCAGTGGTAGAGCAACGTGCTGATAACGCGGAGGTCGCTAGTTCGAATCTAGCATTTCCCACCTCGGTCTCATCGTCTAGTGGTTAGGACAACACTCTTTCACAGTGTAGACACGGGTTCAAGTCCCGTTGAGACTACCAAAGGGAGCATGGTGGAATCGGTAGACACACCAGACTTAAAATCTGTTGGGCATTACGCCCGTGGGAGTTCAAGTCTCCCTGCTCCTATTCCTGTTAAATAGTAACAGGATATACTAACAAATGTGATGGCAGTTTTTAGATACACCATAACTAGGAAACATGTCTTCGTTGACAATGAACCAGTTCTGATGTATTTTATTGAGAACATACCATTTGCATTTGATGTTTTAGAAGAGAACGAGAAACACGATAAGTGGATCTTGTCAGAAGCAGCACTCAATCTAGAATACACTCTTGAAGATATCTTCAGGTATTCTGATTATTTGATTGCTGAAGAATGCCACCCTGTATTGTTTGAATTAGATTTAGTTAATCCAGAAGTTTTACCTGATGAACCAGTTTCTTGATCTATTAGAGGGCACCTTTGCTAACAAACGTCAGGCACAAGGACACCCTACTCGTTATGCACATATTCGGGTTCAACATCGGAAAATTTCCGATTGTCGCTTTTATGGCGAACAAGCATACAACTATCTTCTAAATAGACCATATCGCCAGTTCGTAATTGAAGTGGTAGATGAGGGTAATGAAGTAGATGGAAACATTTACCGTCTCAAAAACTATGAGATTGAAGACTCTCTAAGGTTTGCGGAATGCAAAAATCTAGAACTTATCACTGATGAGATCTTGACATACCGCAAGGGGTGTGATATTATTATGAGGCAAGTCGGTCCAGCAGCATTCAAGGGTGGCACCTCCACCTGCGAGTGCTGGGTTGATTGGCAAGGCACGAAGACCTACGTTCAAAACGAGGTTCTGCTCACAGAGACAGATTACCAAGTGGTTGATCGTGGTCTTCATGCCGAAACCCATGCTAAAGTATGGGGGTCCGACTGGGGAGCGTTCAAGTTCGTCAGAATGGGGATGTAGCTCAGTGGTTAGAGCACTAGCCTGTCACGCTAGTGGTCGTGGGTTCAAGTCCCATCATCCTCGTGGGTGGTTCGCGCTGGAAAGATAAACCAGAATGCCGCTACCCTTCATGCCATTTTAGCTCAGTGGTAGAGCAACCGCCTTGTAAGCGGTAGGTCGTCAGTTCGAATCTGACATGTGGCTTTGGTAGTCGCTAGGCACATAGCCTAGAAAGACGCCAACCTTCCGTTAGGGTTGGAAATGTCCGAATCTAATGGTCGTAGGGAAGTCCTCTAACACTTCCCATTTCCTCTGGTAGTCTATTGATAAGGACACCCCGACAAGGGAGTTGGAAACTGGGTTTGATTCCCAGACAGAGGAAGATAGAGGGCAAGCCTCTGTTATATCCTTGAGGTATATTACGCTTGTCCCATCTGGGGAATTAGCTCAGTCTGGTAGAGCGCCTGCTTTGCAAGCAGGATGTCAGCGGTTCGAGTCCGCTATTCTCCACCTTATTCCACAATAGCTCAGCGGTAGAGCCATCGACTGTTAATCGATTGGTCCCTGGTTCGAATCCAGGTTGTGGAGTTTTTAGAGGTTAATATGAATATCCGAGGTGATTGTACTTGGTCCGAACAATTCGGATACATTTATCTGTGTGTCAAAGAGATCACTAAAATTCTTATACTTGGAGATCGCTACCGCCCTAGTGTATAAATAAATCCTAGGATAAAAGCTTACACCGCAGGGTCAGTATAATCATGCCATTAACACGTCTGGATAACCTTATCAGCTCCAAAACTGGTAAGTATCTTTATGTTTCTCCTGATGACTTTAACGCCACAGATTCGTTATCAAACAGAGGTAATTCACCAGTTACCCCATTTAAGAGCATCCAACGTGCGTTCTTAGAAATCGCAAGATATTCATATACCCCTGGTCCATCTAACGATAGATTTGACCAGTTCAGCATCATGCTGATGCCTGGTATTCACTATATTGATAACCGTCCTGGTCTTGTAGATACCAGTGGTATTGATGTATTTGATTTCAACCAAGCTCTGAATGCTTGGGGCGATGATCCTATCCTTGATATCTCAAATCCAGATAACATCCTTTACAGGTTCAACAACACTGAAGGTGGTGCTATTATCCCTAGAGGTTCTTCTCTTGTAGGTTATGACCTCAGAAGAACTACTGTTCGTCCTCTATACGTTCCTGATCCTGCATCTGTAACTGTTCCACGTTCTGCAATCTTTAACGTAACTGGTGGTTGCTACTTCTGGCAATTCACTCTAAAGGATGGACAGACCACTGCTGAATCCCCTCTCTACAACCCTGCAGCAGGCACTGGTGAAGTATACTATGATCCTAATGATTTCACTAGAAAAACTGCTCCTAACTTCTCTCACCACAAACTAACTGTATTTGAATATGCTGATAAGGAAGAGCTGCAACTCTTCTACAGAAAGATTGCTAAGGCATTCTCTGCATATCAACCAACCATTGATGATGTATCACCAGAAGGTATTCCTGAGTTTGATTACAACGTTCAGGAAAATAGAATCGTTGGTCCTCTATCTGACTCTCGTGTTATTGAGTCACTTAAATTCACGGATGCGACAACAAATCCTGCAATTCCATCATCAACCACTGAGATTGAAGTAACAACTAAGGTTGATCACGGTTACTTTGCTGGTCAGTTTGTTGCTATTTCTGGAACTGAAATTGATGATGAGATCGAAGGATTCTGGGGAATTTATGACATCTCTGATGATCCTCGTAAATTTACCTATCGTGTTCCTTTTGTTGTATCTGGAATCGGTCAAGGTCTATCGTCTGGAATTACCGTTAGTGTAGATACCACTCCTGCATTAGGTCAGAACGCACAAGTTCTTGCGGAAGTTGATTCTGTTGAGTCTGCGTCACCATACGTTTTCAACGTTTCAATTCGTTCTGTCTGGGGTATTTGTGGTATCTGGGCAAATGGTTTGAAAGCCACTGGATTCAAATCCATGGTTATCGCTCAATACACGGGTGTTTCGCTTCAGAGAGACGATAGAGCATTCATTCGCTACGACGAATACGCAAACACTTGGAACCAAGCATCACTAGTTGATGCATTTGCTAGTGTTCCTTACCACGCTAAGGGCGATTCCTACTGGAAGGATGACTGGAGAAACTTCCACGTTCGTGCTTCCGATGACGCATTCATCCAGAACGTTTCTATCTTCGCGGTTGGTTTCGCTGATCACTTCCTGATGGAGTCGGGTGGTGACATGTCGATCACCAACTCTAACTCAAACTTCGGTAATACCTCACTACACGCTATTGGTTTCAAAGGATTCTCCTTCAACCAAGATAAGGCAGGTTATATTACCGATATCATTCCTCCTCAGCAAGTTGTTGAGAGTGAGACAAATAGAAAGAGAGTTCTATACTATACTATTGACGTTCAGGGAACCATCCAGGATGGAGCAAATCGCACCAAACTATATCTTGGTGGAACAGATCTAGACAATCCACTAGATCGTCCTGCTGCTACTATTGGTGGATATAGAATTGGTGGCAAGTCTGGTGATAAACTTTATGTAAAACTGGACAAAAAGAATAACATTGATACTTTCCAAACAACATTAAGTCCAACTGGTTTTGTTAAGTATATTGCTAAGGGTTCTATTCTCAATCCAAGTAACTATACTATTAATAATGTAAATGTTGACGCTGCTAATCTAATCGAAAGCAACCGTCGCATGATTCAGGAGGAAGTCTTCGGTTATATTCTAGAGAAGTATCCAAGACTCCAGAACATTTCATATGTCAATCCATCACTTAACCCTGCTGCTGGTCGTTACCTTGATGCCAAGAATCTAATCATTGCTAACCGTCAAGAGATTGTTGATACAGCTTTTGACGAGATGGTTGAGGCATTTGGTATTGGTAACATTCAAGGTGTTGCCGATGGTAAGTGCAAGCGTGACATTGGTTTCATCGTTGATGCTATCGCAGAAGACCTCAGAGATGGTGGTAATGCTAACATCATTGCTGCAACTAGAGAGTATTTTGATGGCAATGGAGATGCAATTTCAAACGGTCTTGTTGGAGAAGAAGTTCCATCTGTATTTGCATTTAACAGAGCAAGAGATCTCTGCAAGAAAGCAATTGCTAACCTACTAACAGTTAAAGCATCTATCTACGATCCAGAGACTGATAACCTACTATCTCCTTATGGAGTTATCTCTGGAAGCACTGGATCTGCTGCTCTAGGACTAGACAGTGAAGGTGTAACTGTAGATAAGGCAAACAGACAAGATCCTGCTGGTCGTTATAAGGATGCTCGCAACAGAATTATTGCCAACCGTGACTTTATTCTTGACGCAGCACTAGCAGAAGTTGCTGTCTATCATGACGATTTCTACTTCCCAGGAACTGCACAGACTACTGCTAAGTCTCGTTTCTACGATGGATTCAGAATGATCCGTCGCAACAACAAAGAGATTGCTGATAGAGCCCTTGCTAAGATTGCATTTGAGCATCCTGATTTCTACTTCCCAGGAGATGCTCAGACCACTGCTGATTCAAGATTCTATGATTCATATCGTCTGATTCAGCAAAACAAAGATGAGATTCAAGACCGTGCATTAGCACAGATTGCAATCAACCATCCAGATTTCTACATTCCTGGTAGTGCTCAGACAACAACACAATCAAGATTCTTTGATTCATATCGTTTGATTCAACAGAACAGAACTGACATCATCAATACAGCATGGAACAACATGGTTGCTGTATATCCTGGTGTTGTTGGTACTGAGACCAAGTGTAAGCGTGACCTAGGATACTTTGTTGATGCTATCTCCCTTGACATCTTCATGGGTGGTAACAAGTATGCCCGTAAGTTTGTCTCCATGTACTTTGCTAGTGGAGCACCTATTGGTAATGGTCTAGTTGGTGAAGAGGCAGAGAGCATCCGTGCATTCCAAGAGGCAAGAGACCTCATGGGTCAGGCAGTTGCTAACCAACTAGCAGTTAAGGATCTTTCACTGACTGCAGATCCTGCTACTGGTTCTAACATTGATCCTAACTCCTGCGCTAACGTTCAGTCTGCAATTGATTCTCTTACGCTCATCGTAACTGATGTAATTGCTGCTGGTTCTCTTGCTGGTATGGCTGCAGAAACTCCTTACTCTATTGAGGCAGGTGAGCTCAAGTGCCGTAGAGACCTTGGATTCTTCATTGATGCTGTATCCCTTGACCTCTTTATTCGTGGCAATGAGTATTCATACAGATTTGCTGCTGAATACTTTGATGTCAATGGTGCTGCAATCAGCAATGGTCTAGTTGGTGAGACTGCAGAAAGCATCACTGCTTTCAACAAAGCAAGAGACATGATGAAACTTGCTATCACCAATTCTCTATATGAGAAGGATCTAACTCTAACAGCAGATCCTGCAACTGGTGATAACCAAGATCAAGCATCCTGTGCTAACGTTCAGTCAGCACTTGACACTCTGACAAGCATTGTCACAACCATCGTTGCTGCTGGTAACCTATCATCTCTACCTGTTGAAATCAACAAGGGTTCTGCTCCTGCAGGTATGGAGAAGTGTGGTCGTGACATTGGATACTTCATTGATGCAATTGCTGTTGATCTCTTCACTGGTGGTAACAAGCACACCAGAACCTTCATTCAGCAATACTTTGATGGTAACACACCTATTAGCAATGGTTTAGCGGGTGAAGAAGCTGAGAGCATCACTGCTTTCAACGAAGCTTCTGCATACATGCAGCTGGCAGTTACAAACGAACTATACTACAGAGATTTAACTGTTACTGCTGATCCTCTAACTGGAGACAACCAAGATCCTAATTCCTGTGCTAACGTTCGCTCTGCTATCTCAACGCTAACAACATACGTTACCGATGCTCTGACTGCAGGCAACCTCAACACTCTACCAACTGAGAATGCTGGATCATTCCAGACTGGAGAACTCAAGTGCCGTAGAGACCTAGGATATGTTGTTGATGCTGTAGCACAAGACCTCTGGTTTGGTGGTAACGAATACACCATCGCAGCAACTAAGGAATACTTCAATGGTAACTCATTGATTGCTAACGGTGTTGATAACGAGATCGCACCTTCAATCACAGCATTCAAGAGAGCTGCAGATCTAATGAATCGTGCAGTCAATAACCAATACTACTACCGTGATCTTGGTCTAACCCTAGATCAAACTGGTGATCCAGCATTCGTTGCTGACATTCATGCTGATGCATACAACCTTGTTCTTGATAACAAGGAGTTCATTGCTGCTGAGGCATATGAGCGTATGCTTGCTGCTTACCCATCATACCAACCATCTGCTGGTAACACCAAGCAGGATTGCCTAGATGACGTTTATGACGTTCTAGAAGAGGTAATGTGGGATGTCAAGTTTGGTGGCAACTCTAAGACCTATGATGCTGCAGAAATCTATGTAACTAACATCTTCAATGGTCAGCCTATTGATACTTTCCTAGATGCTGAGCGTGATGAAGCTGCTAAGGTATTCCTTGAGGCAAAGAACATTGCTATCCAGTGCCTCAGAAATGAGACTGTAAGCGTATCTGCTGGCAATACTCTAACTCAAGTCAAAGACCTAACAATCGTCAATGATTGGGATGATGACTTTGCTCCACTACCTCAGTGTGGTTCTGCTGCTGGTGCTGTAGATACTCTGTTTGGTATCATTCTACAGGCAGTAGGTAATGATGGTGGTGTTGGTAACCTCAATGGAGTTACAAGAACTGCTCCTTCCCAACCATCAACCTATACATTAGGTAATTGCTCTGACGTTCTAGCAACAATTGATACTCTCATCGGTATCGTTTGTGATGCTCTCTATGCTGGTAGCCTTGATACACTACCACCTCTAAGCAATGGTGAGTGGGATTGTGCTAACGTTCGTTCTTCAATTGAAAACCTCTTCGACATCATCACAGATGCCATTTCTAGCGGTTCTCTTGCTGGACTACCAGTTCTTAACCGTGGAGACTTCATCGTTAATGCAGAGTCTTCTAAGTGCTTCAGAGACGTTGCTTACATCGTTGATGCTATTGTTAATGACCTCAAGTACGGTGGTAACATCAACAGCGTACAGGCAGGTGAAGCATACTATGTTGGTACTCAACTAGATTACATCGATGGCGAGAAAGCGGAAACAATTGATGCTTGGAACTACGTCGGTCAAATGGCAATCGCAGCAATGCGTAACTTTGACTTCCTTGCATATAACTGTGCCACAACCAATTCTTCTGCTCTTGTAACTATTCCTGATGCTGCTGGAACTGGAACCAGAGATGTTCCTGCTTCTGCAATCATTAATGTTGGAGACAACAGCGGTATTATCATCGGTATGAAGGTTGAGGAGTATCCATCTGGTTCTTACACCAATGGATTACTAAATGCTGGAGCTACACCAGTTACCACAAACATTCCAGAAGGAACATATGTTAAGAGCTTGATCGGATCTGATAGCATTGAGTTGGGAACTTATGGTTCTCGCCTTGATAGTGGTGTAAATCAAAATTGTCAGCAACCACCAAGTTCAACCGTTTCCCTTTACTTCACCTACGAACAGGGTGCATGGGCGAACACAACACCTAAGACGGTTGTTGTTGGACCAGAAGCATCCGATCCAGATGTTATTCAGGACACTACAACTTCACCTTCCCAGCGTGAGTGTGCTTCAACTGCTGCTGCTATTCTTCAGCTCACAGAGAACATCACCACTATTATTAACACTGGTCTAACCAAAGTTGTTAATGGTGTCACGGTTCCTACTGTAGATCGTGTAGAACCAACGTTCAACACTGCTCTACTTGCATCTAGAGCAACTGTATTCACAATTGATACAACTGGTTACGGTTCAACAGATGCTCATGACTTTGAGACTGGAACTCCTGTTAGACTTGTTCCACGTCCTCGTTTTAACCCAGCAACTGGACAATATGTTGATGTAGATAAGCGTGTTATTAGACTGCCTAATGGATTTGATACTAATACCACTTACTATGTGATTGCTCCTGGTAGAGCAACACAACCAGTAGATTACAGCGGATCAACTCTCTTTGATGAGACCGCAGTTACTAGATTGATGCTTGCGACTTCTAAAGAGAACGCAGCTGCTGGTATCTACATCTACGCATCTGAAACAGAATCTATTGATCCAGATATTGAGATCGATCTCTATCAGTTTGTACTTGATGACAAGTATGATCTTCACACCTATTCTTGTGGACTAGTCAATACTGTTGTTGGTGGCATTGAAACAGATATTGCTCACATTTTTGATATACCTTCTACCGCAACAACTCCTCAGAAAGTATTCTTTAGAGCAATTGAAGGAAGTGATCTTCCAGATCTTGCTACAAATTATGCTTCAGATCCAACCGTTGCAATCACAAGTGGTGTCAATGCTGGTAAGATTAACCCAAGTGTTGAATTTTATGTTCGTTATCAGACCAGCAAGGTCTTCACAATTCATAAGACTCTTGCTGATGCCTTAAACGATGTAAATCCAATCACTTTCAACAACGCTAACGGTCCATTCAGAGTATTTGCTAACAAGAAGCGCAGCCCAATGCGCTTTGATCCAGGATTTAATGGTTCTGATACCGACAACGGTAAGTGGTACTTACAGTGTCTGGATAGAGAAACTGAAGGAAACGCAGTATTCTTTAATGAAATCTTCTACAGAATCAATGAGTCTGATTATCAGAGTAAGCCTACTACAACTGATACGTGGTATGAGCGTGTTGATGACACCAGAGATGCTAATGAGAGAACCTATAAACTCCGTTATGTCATTCCTAAGTACATTGAGAACGCAAGAGATCCTATCAATGGATTTGTTATTAAGACAAGAACTGACGATACTCGTAAGTTAGTTCCTCAGAAACTACTACTCAAGCCTGTTGCTGGTAACGTTTATGGTGCTCGATTTGAGAACCCACAACAACCAGGAGAATTCATTGGATTTACCAAAGAACAATTTGCTGCAGATGACACCCTAAATGATCTTAATGCATATGATCCATTTAGAAGACCTCTAACTGGAGAAGATCAAGACACAGATTACCGTGCAATTGCAAGATTCACCTCTGGAGTCGCTGCTACAATTCAATCTGGTCGTTATGTTGAGGATGATTTAGATGCATCTATTAAATATCTAGAACTGACTGTATTTGATCATAGTATCGATACTAAGAACTTCCCTGGACTAAGAAATGAGATCCTAACAACCGTCAAGATCTCTGCTCCTCAGGGTGGTGGTTTCATTGCAAATAAGACACAAAGTATTGTTGGTAACTCCGTCTCATTTGCTGGTAACTCTTCAGGTACTGCTTACATTCACGGATACTTTAATGTTGGTGGTGATCACTACCTAATCATCAAGGGTATCAGTGGTGCCAAGGGAACTGCTTCGCTAGAGTATAGCGAGTTCCAAGGCACAAGATTCACTCAGGGTGCTGTCTTTGCTGATATGCTGGATGACCAGGATATGGGCAAATCGCTACCTCTGAAGACCCATATCAGAAAAAATTTCCCAGAGTATTTTTACAAGCAAAACGGCGCTAACGTTTATACTATCACTCCTGGTGATCGTATTCAAGACGACGCTGGTATTGAATACTATGTTTATAGTGTAGAAGATGCTGGTGTCATTGAAGATACTTTCTATATCTTCGATAGCGAAGAACTACAGAAGCGTATTCCAGGTCAGCAAGATGGTATCTACTATCTAACAGCTCTCCGTGGTAATATCTCTCCATATCCAACTGGTGCTGGTGCTGGTGGAAACTTCCGTAAGTTCAAGTTCTCTCAACCAGTTGGTAAGATCTATCCTCTAAACTATAGAAACGATCCTCTCTGGTTCCAGAAGTCTGGTACAACCAACGAAGAGAAGAACTACTATTCACAGTTGATTGATCCACCTCAGGCATTCTCTGCTGCTGATAACTATATCCACGGTAAAGTCACTGTCAACGATACCAAGAACTCTGTAACCAAGGAACTTGTTATCGATCTTCTCAAGCAACCTGCGTTTGTCGAGAACACCTATACTAGTGATAATGAGATTCAGGCACAATTAGGTAATGCAACTTCTGGATCAGAAGATCGCCGCATTCCTATTGCTGGTGATAGCACAGTTCTTGCCGATCAGCGTTACTACGTTGAACTCCGCAGACCATCTATTGCCCGTGCTGGTAACCACACGTTTGAATACCTAGGTTTCGGTCCTGGTAACTACTCAACAGGTCTTCCTGCCCGTCAGGAGATCGTTCTAGAACCAGAACAAGACTTCTACGCACAAGCTAAGAAGCAAGATGCTGGTATCGTATTCTACACTGGTATCAACTCTCAGGGTGACCTCTACATTGGTAACAGAAGAATCAACGCTATCACTGGTGAAGAAGACTTCATCGATAGAGCAGTTCTTGCCGATGATGGAGATGCTGATGACGTTATCGGACAACTCGTTACTACATTCGACACACCTGTAACGTTCAACCAGAACATTACAATCGTTGGTGGTCCAGATGGCGAACTTGTTAATAATATCAACTCTCCAATTCTGATTAATGTCCCAGACAATCAGTTAAGTAATCTTGGAGCACCTCTTGTTGTATATTCACTAGTAAGTTCAACAGATCCTATTACTGGATATCCTCAAGATACCACTTTAGATAGAAATAACTTCTTCCCAAATACATCTGGTGATATCAGACTTGGTAAGAACAGAGTTGATGCCGCAATCTTTGGATTCAATCCAAGAGGAGAAGGTCAGAATTATAAGATTCAAACTCATGCTCCTGGTGGAATTGCGTCAAACATTTCTCCAAATCAAGATACTCTGATTTCTCAGGGTGGATCTAGAATTAATGCAAGTCAGTTCATCACATATGGTGGCACTGTTCTTCCTTCCACTGGAGATATGGCACTCAAGGGCGGTGCAGTTAATAAGAATGGCTCTCTTGGTTGGATCTTTGCTAACATTTACACAACAATTCCTAACAACGTAATTTCTTCCCTGGAAGTTATTGTTGATCAGAGTGTTAATGTTGCATCATTCACGTTTATTGATAGCAACAGTAATCCAGTTCCTGTTGGATCCCTTAACATCAAGTCTGGTTCTGAAATTAGACTACAGAACATCAATTATAGCGGCGTTCTGAATGGAACATGGCCAGTTCTTTCTACTGTAGATTATCCATTCAACCCACTCGATAACGTTGTATATTTCCAAGTTACTCCAAGAACTGGAACTCCACTTGGTGCATTTGATGAAACCTGGAGTAGTGGAATTATCAATAATCCTACTAACCCATCTCCAAATGCTATTGTTTCCTTCTCCGTATCAAACTGGAAAGAGTTTGGTGTTCTGGGTGCTGAAGCACTTAGAACCGAGACTGAAACCATTGGTGATTACAAGCTCGGCATTAACACCATCAATAGAGCAACACATAATGCATATAAGGATGCATTTGTTGAAGTTGCAAATACTGATCCTCGTGCTAACTTGGACGTTGTTGGTAATGCATACATCAGTGGTCGTAAGACAACTGATTGGCTTGCTCATGATGAGTATGCAGATCGTGAAAAGAATGCAGTATCGGATGCATTTGTTGTTGGTGGAGACAGTGCAAACATTGATGAGTATGCAACCCTTCGTGTTTCTACAGAAGAGATTGCAATTACCGAACCTGGCAGAGGAAATAATGCTGGCAAGGTTGGAATCAATGTTACTGATGCAGAACTAGATAGAGCACTAGTTGTTAAGGGCAACGCTAGATTCACCGAAGATGTACGCTTTGAGCGTGACATCGAGATCCATGGTAATGGTACTCTAACTGAGGTAAGAACTGATACCACAACTGGTACATTCAACTTCATCACCGATACCAACTTTACTGGTACTCTTAATATTGCTAACTCTGCTAGCGTACTTAACTTCGTTAATACCGCTACCACGATCGAGATTGGCAATGATGCTACAACAAATTCATTCTACTTTGGTAATGATGTAGCAGGAGATCAGTTCTTCTACTTCGGTAGCAATGCTGACCATAGCAACTTCTTTATTGGCAATACACCAGACAGCGCAACTGTTGCTGCTAATGGATCTATTCCAGTAACTGGTACTGGAATCAGTAGGGTAATTATTGGTGGTGCATTTGGTAACAGCAACCAAGATCAGTCCTATACAAGAATTGGATCCCAGATTCTTAGAATTGATGGTGATGCTTGGTTAGGTTTCCGTCGTCAAGGTGGAACTGCTAGAATGAGATCACAGGCATCTGTGATTGATTTCTTCTCCAACTCTGGTGGTCCTTCGACAATCAACTTTGCTCTAAATGCATCTGAGATTAATATTGCTGGACAGGGTGGTAAGACAACTATCAATAACCAGTTAGAGGTTATTGCTTCTGCCAAGTTTAATTCAAATATCCTTCTTTGTGGTGGTCTTTCTTCCTTCTCCTTCTCTGGAAACAGAGCACAGATGGGATCTGTCATCTCAACACATGATGATGGAGTTAATCCAGATGGAACGTTCATCAAAAACGTTGATATCCTGAATGTACTTGTTCTAGATTCACTAGCAGATGGATATAATGCTGTTGATACCGCTGGTTCTGGAACATGGGGTGGAGCATCTCACCAAGAAGCAGAAACATTTGATGGTGCTGCTGAACCAGTCGCAATTCCAGCTCTGAGTGGAGACGAGTATTACCTACCAATTAAATATTCTCCAAACAAATCAAACGGAGATCCATATCTAACCACTGGTGATTACATCATTGTTAATAGTGCAATTGTTGGATCTACAAATCACCCAGAGATTGTTCAGATTGTTGAAGTTGTAAGATCTGTTGCTCCATACTACCTAAAAGTTAAGCGTCGTCCATTTGGTGCATTTGGTGGTGTTCTTTCAAATCATGCAGATACAACTGCAATCTACAAGGTTAACGTACAGTTTGATGCTACCTGGATCGAACAACCAGTTGATGGCGCTGGCGCACAAGATAACTTCTATCTTGCTGAGTTTGGTGGCGATCTCACAGTTAATGATTATATTCTTCTCAGCAGAGATGATGCTACTGGAACACCAGAATATGTAAAAGTTGTAACTCCTCTATCACAAGAAGTTCAGAAATTTAGAATTGCTGATGGTACTGACTGTGATAATACTGATGGAGATGTATTTGTTGTTGATTCTAAGACTGGTGACACATATATTGGTGGATCTGTTACTATCAATTCTTCCATTCTTCAAAATGGTGGTTGCTTCCTGACATCTTCTCTGGTAACTGGTGATTTAGTACCAGAATCTGAGATTAATTTAACCTATAACATTACAAATATTAGCGATGAAGATATTGCTAATGTTGCTCTTGGTGACACTGTTAAGTTAAGAACTGGTACTGCTTCTTCTGAATTCTTCTATCCTTGGTCTCAAGTTGTTGAGATTGAGAATACGGGAGGCGATCAGAACAGTGTCAAGTTGTCTGTAGCAGCTGTGAATTTTGCCACAGAAGAAAATCTACAGTTCGAGTTTGGCAAGAATGAGGTATTTGCAATTGATAACGGACATCAGCAATCAACATTACATTTTGACACTTGCTCTGGAACACTTGAAATTGGTAATCAATATAGAAGATTTGAAATTGAAAGAATTTTACCAGACACCGAAACTGTAGCTGAAACAGTTGCAAGATATGATGGCGATGTCTTCAAAACAATCAGAGTATATGGGTATCAGCAAGATCCAAAATCTATTCAAGCAGATGGACCAAAAACTACTTTAAGTTCTGGTGCATCAACAGGATTAATTCCTAATTCTGTTTATCTAACTTGTGCCTCTATTGGAACTGGAGATGGTGCTTTTGCTGTTGGTGACCTGATTATGGTTGGTGACACGGCAGATATTGATTCCAAGGGAACTGATGGAAATCAGTGGGAGATAATGAAGATTGCTTCTATTGACGCAGTTAATAACATATTGAGATGTCTTCCAGGACAAGAAGGAACAACAGCAAGAGCTCTTACTGATTATCCTGCAATTACAACAACAGTAATCAGACTTCTTAAGCATCCAGAGACTTCACTAATCTATGATATTCAACAGAGAACGAGAGCAAGCGTTGGTTTTGTTTCTCTAATTCTTGAGAAAGGATATATTTCTCAAACAATCATGGATTATGCTCAGTATTTCAGATTCTATGATACTACTGGAGTTTTGGATGATGAGTGGTTCTATGTTCCTACTTGCCTAAGAGGTAAGTATCATGAGACCACAATGAATGAGCAAGTTTATGCTGGTCAGTTTGGTGAAAGATCTCAGAGAATTGGTAATATTGTTATTAACAATGATCTTGAGCTGATTGGTGGTCAAATTCTCATGTATGATTCCACGAGAAAGACCAAGATTCTAAACTTCCTCAATGATGGCGGACACTCTGATCACCAAGGAGAACTATACTTCGATGCTAAGGTAACAGGAAGAGGAACAATTACAATTTATGGATTGGGATGTCCAGAGGAGACCAATTCACTCACATGTGATCCAACCTTTGCTGTAAATCAGGACGGTGATGTAACAGCGTTGAGAACATTCTCTATCACTGGTATTGCTTCCACAAATCCACCAACATCACCAATATTGACTGTCAAGAACCTTGGCGTTCAGGGTGGATCTGAATTTACAGTAAATCATGATTGTTCTATTGACTCCTTCGGATACGATAAGTTCTATACCAGAACTGGTGGTAGACACACAAGATACCTAGCATCTGGTACTGACGCTGAAAATCTATATCTGAAACCAAATATTAATTACTTTGTAAATGTAACTGATGGAGATAACTTCGTTGTTTATCTACCAGAGGCTCCAATTTCTGGAGATACTGTTACTATTATTGATGTTGGTGGAAATCTAACTTACAACACTTCGTTGGTTGTTAGAGCACAGGGAACTGGAGTTAAAGTACAGGGAGATAGCACAGGAACAACCCTTGGTGGTCTTGCTTCTGCATATCCATCAGGTGAACTTGTTGTCCAAACAGCACATGCCGCATTCACACTAATCTATCTTGGTGGTACTGACACTACTGGAGCAATTGTTTCTTCTAGTGTCAATGGATGGTGGCTCAAGGAGGTCTGATAAATGGCAAGCTATAACAGAATAAAAGCAAGTACAAATTTTCCGATTGGAACTATTATTCCATGGACTGGTGGATCTAGGCGAGGTGATGAAGCTGATCGAGTACCAGCTGGGTGGATAATATGCAATCAAGCGAATAGTTTATTATTTGCTGCTGACTATCCTATTCTTGCAAAAATTATAGGAAACACATATGGTCCAATACCAGAAACACCAGATCAAGAAATTGGAGTAAATTATGGGATTGTAAATCAGTATCCATATAATCCACCAGATACTAGTCCAGACCACAATCCCAACTTACATGTTGATGTTTTTTCTCTGCCAAATTTAAACCAACTTGCTCTCGTTGATCTAGAGGGATCTAGATTATCAACAACGGATCTTTTGCAAATTGGACAATATATCAGCACTAATGGAACGGAAGAAGGAAAGCAAGCCCTAACCTTGATTAGATCTGATGTTGATATTCAGTTTGACCTAGAACCATCAAATACACTTGCTGGAAAAATTACTGGTATAGCAATGTCTGATCCAGTCTATTTTGACACACTTTATGTTCTCCCAAGAAAGTTGGGCATTGATCATATGCCAAACCACAATCACCAACCTCAAAGTGCTGATGAATTTGATCAATTTATCACTGCTGTTCCCTCTGGAACTAACGTATTAGAATTTCAACCAGGAATTCCGTTGAGAAATGATGCTGCAAAAACAACTGCTGTAACACCAGTTGGTAGAAAAGGAACAAGTTCTTCAGCACACACATTTAAACCAGGAAAAGCAGAAATTACTTGGTATGATCCAAATGATGGTGGTATTTCTTTAGTCACAACGGATCAAAAAGTAAATATAGCTAGTAATTTAAATTTGATTCCGCAAGTACAATCTAGAGTTATTCCAGAACAATTTGCTATTGAATTTTCATATACTGATAACGGATCAGCAATTGCAAATGTTCAAGCAGATGCTCATACTGGAGCATTTCCACCAGCAGGATATTATCAAGGAAAAAGAAATTATTATCAGAGTGTAGATATTCCAGCGGAACACAGGGGTGCTGATATGCCAGCATCTAACATTGCTGATATGGTTTATGATCCAGCTCAGGAAAAACAACCAATCAACCCAAACGTAACAAATACATTTGCAACAACTCTAAATCATCCTAACGAGGAATGGGCTTCTACTGGATTAAAATCTCACGATCACGATGCCATGGAATTGACAATGAATAAAGGTGGATTGGGAATTACAACAACGTTACTTGTTAATGATGTTTCCACTGGAACAACTTCCCCGCTATCTATTGAAACCGCTCTTAGTGTAGCAATAAATCCTAATACGCCTTCACTAACGATGATATATATTATGAGGGCTTTCTAAAAATGGCAGTATACTACAACAGAGAGAAAGCAAGGCATGGTGGATTGACAGGAACTATTATATCAGTTCCTGTTCAGATTGCTTCAAATGATCCATCCTCGTCGATACAAAAAGCACAATTTCCTGCTGGATATTTGAGATGTGATGGAAGCATCTATACAGCAGATGATTATCCTTTGCTTGCCGCAGTTCTTGGAGTTGGGGATAATTGCAAATTCAAAAAAGATGATCAACCATTAAATGCGACTCAGTTTCAGTTGCCAGATCTTAGAAGTAAGCACATAAGAGCAACGACTTCATCTAACATTGGATTTTACAATGATCTGGTAGTTCAAACTCAAGACGGTGACGATGTTGTAAAATCTGGTGTTGGTTTAGAGGTGCTTCAGAACATTGAGAGTCCATATGAATTAACTTATAATGGATCTTTTTATATTCCACCGCAGTCTCAACCATTGAAGGGAGAACCAGCTTTTAGTATTGATAGTGGAACTTATACATTTGAAAGAGAAGTTCCAGAAACTGGTTTCCAACCTCACATGCACAGAACAACAACATCTCGTGCTAGACAGGTTGACAAAAATGGAAATTATTTTTCTAATAGTCAATTAAATTCTATAAAAACTAAGTTATCTCTTACCACCTGTGAATGGTGGAAAAATACAAGACAAGATCTTTGTTACTGGCAACTGACAACAGCTGCTGCCGTTGATGCTCCTGGAAAAACCGAAAACTCAACTTCATATTATGAACAATATGGTTTGTGTTGGAATGCTTGTAGTGGATTTACTACAGCTGGATATTGCTTGTGGCCTAGTACCACTGCTTGTCCTGGTTTGAATAATTCAAAAAACATGTGTATTGTTTTGGATGTTGATGATGATTGCAACACTCTCAAAAACAACATTTGTGAAGGGACAACATTTGGCAACATTACGTATGATCCAACATTTACACAATCTTGCGTTTGTACTCTTGAGATTCTTGGTGAATGTCCTGGTGCATTAAATGGTGGAGATCTAGCTCTCCCACAAAATACATCTCAGTTGGTTAACTATGATGATCCAAACATGCCAGTCAGTAGTTTAGATGAATCCTATTCTACTGGATATGCTGCTGTAAGTAATTACACAATGCTTACTGGATTCAAGGGGGATGATGCTATTCATAAACATACGTTGAATTTCAGTGCAGACGAACCTCATACTTATGTTATGAAGACTAGAGCTGGCACCGCATCTGCTTCAGCTGGACTGGTTTCTAAGATAACAATACAAAAAAACAACGAACCAAAGGCGGATAAATACATTCAACCATACATTGTCACCGAATATTTAATTAAGATATAAATGGCAAGTTATAGACCTACGTTTGAGAACTTTTATTCGGATAAAGGTGGTTTCTATTCAACAATAGGAGCTATTATGCCCGTATTGGTGAATAGTTATACTGACAGTGCTAATACTGACACTGGTGGCAATCCAGAGCATTATGCTCATAGGGGATTCTTATATTGTGATGGATCGGAATATTTTATTAGAGATTATCCTCTATTGTACAGAGTCGTTGGCAATAACTATGTTAAGTCAGCAGACAAAGTAAATAATAATTCTCATTTTTTTCAAAGTGCTGGTGAAGATGGCACTATATACAGAACTTTTGTTGATAGTGGAAACTTGTATGCTGAGATATACAAGTATGATCATACATTTGATGACTCTACCGTTGTTAAATACAGATCAACTCCAAATGGCGCAACCTTAAGGTTTGTTGGCAGTTTGGGATCTTTTCCAGACGGTGGTATATTTTCAGCTGATGTTGATTATCTTCTAGAATACAGTGATACTTATCAAAACCTAGCACAAGACAGTAATACAACAGTTCATAGATTTATAGTAGATGGTGCTACTATATCTACACCTGTTGTCTGGTCAGTAAATATGCCAGACCTTGTTCTAAATTTTGAGGGAGATCTTGTTCTTCCTATTCAACACTTTGGAACTGTTCCACCATTTGAACAAGATCCAGCAACTGGACAATATTCAACTTCTTCAACTGGATATGACAGTTATGTGTTGGATGGAGCATTAAATACAAGCCCAGCAGTTTCTTGGGGATCTCCATCTGGACTTCCTGATGGAGTTGTTGTGGATGAATATGAAATTTACTTAGAGAACCTTTCTTTAGAAAATTTTGTTTGTTGGCATCTTTCCAATATTCCAGCAACAACAACATTTTTGACTCCAAATGCCGAACCACCAAATGGTTCTACAGTTCAAACAAATAATGCCAATTCAGTCCTGCAGAATGCTGATGGCACAAAACCTTGGATAAGAAGTAATGGTTATTCTGGACCACAACCAGAAAAAGGTGATACAAACATTTATAAGATGAATATAATTGCATATCTATCTAATGGACAGACGTTAGTTGTATCAAAAGAATTTATTGCTGGGAATGGACCTATTATTCCAGTCTATCCAGGTGGATCTGCATATACAGATAATCTTATTATTGGTGGATCTCAAAGTTCTATAAATGGTAGTGCTTTTAATATTTTATGGTCAACTCTTGCTACTCATCCGTCTGTAAGAATAAGGAAGGCATTCAGTTTAGCTGATTCTCCTTATCAATTAGGAAAATTTAGAGTTCCCGATTATCGTGATAGAAAATTAATCGGATATGGAGAAGGAGTTGATGGAACAGGAACTCCATTGGTTGAAGATAGAGTTAGTATTAAAGTTGGCGATATTGGTGGAAAGTGGTTTATTCCAACTAGTGCAATCAAAGATCCACTTGAATTCTTTTCTATTAGTGATGTATCTACAACTGGTTATAAAGATGTCCAAACACAAATTCAAGCATATCTTACTGGATCAAAGAAATATGTGGTTGGACCAATTGATGATTATATTTTTTCAAAACCACCAAGTCATCAGCACCAACTTTTAACTTCAAGAGTAAATGAAAGTAATGAGGTTAGTCTTGCAGGTGTAGATACATTTGCTGTTCAATATCTAGAAAGTAAGGGAACCATATTGGATTTTACTCCTGGTGGAGAATTTACTGATGATTCGCCTTTCGGACATTCGCATGGATTGCTGGGAAGTAAGCCAATCAACAAAGTTATGGCTACCTATGGCAACATAGATGGTATTGGTGAAAAATACGACGAGGGTGGTGGATGTTTCAGTTATGGAGTTACAGAATCTCCACCACTATTAACTACTGGTGTTAGTAGCGATGGTACATATATTACAGTTGTTACTTCCAATTCGCATGGATTATCGGCAAATGATTGGGTTACTATCACTAATGCTGGCAGTTTAAATGGAAGTTATAAAATCATAGCAACTGGAATAACATCTACCAGTTTCAATCTTCAACCAAGTCCTGCACCAGCAGTAACAACCGAAAATTCTGCTGTTGTAAAGCAAGCTAGTGGAATTTTCGAAGAAGTGACAAGCACACCAGATCCAGATTGCTGGGTTGTCAATAACAACACTGTTATTGGTGGGAAAGAAACAATTGCAATTCCCGCAGGCAATTATAAACTTGCTTATGATAGCGCACTTACATCATCGGGCAGTCTTCTTAAGACTGCTGCTGATGGTGGAGCAAATGTATTGAGATATAGAATTGACATGTTCGCCCCTGGTGGCGGCGGTGGTGGAACATCTGGTAATGGCGGAAATGCTGGAACTGCGTCAGTAACTTTTACCGTCAGTGGAGTGCAATATACAGTTACTGCTAGTGGTGGAACTGGAGGAACAGCAGGGACATCTGGAGGAACTGGTGGAAGTGGAGGTACTGTTACTATTCCAACAGCTTTAGTTAGCGAACCTAAAGTTGATATATCTTCTACTACTGAGAATGTAAATGGTACTACTGGAGGACAGGCAAATGGTGCTACTCCTAATGGTGGATTGCTAAATGGTGGTCCAGATGCAGTAGCTGGAAATGGTGGAAAGGGTGGATATACTACAACATTGATAACTGGTAGTTTCAGTCAAACTTTTACTGCAGCTGGAGATTATGATGCGACAACAGATTCTAATTTACCAACAATTAGCGGAACTACTGCAACTGTTGATAGCGTATCAATTGACATTTCTGGTGGAGCAGGTGGAAATGGAAATAGCGATGGACAGGCTGGATGTAGTACAACTGGTGGTAATGGATCTGCAGGACGAAGAGTTACCGCAACTACGACTTCTATCAAGTCCTTTAGTTTCGAAATTGGTACAAAGGGTGGAGATGGATTTAACAATGTTGGCGGCAATAGTTACGAAGCAACCAACACTGCCGTAGGAACTGGTTCTGCAAATGGTGGAAATGGAGGACAAGGTGCATGGGCTAATGCTGGAACTGGTGGTGCTGGTGGCGGTGCCACTGGTGTTTCTGGCAGTGTTGGATATATTCTCGGTGCTGGCGGCGGTGGCGGTGGCGGTGGATCTGGTGGTAATGCATCTCAGGGAGATGGGTGTTCTTACGGAAACAATGGTAAAGGTCCAGAGGGTGGTATAGTAGGAACTACTTCTATTGGTCCTTACACTGGTGGTGCTGGTGGAACAACTGGATGCACAGGCGGCGGCGGAGGCGGCGGCGGTGGGGGATTCTACATCTCTGGTTCTGGCGGTGGTGCTGGTACTGCTGATGGCGGTGCTGCAGGTGTTGCTCACCCACAGTATGGAACTACTGGTGGCGGCGGTGGTGGTTATGCTGGATATTCTGCATACAATTCAAATTATTTTTCTTCTGCCACTGAAAGTGATGGATCTACTGGTAATGGATATGCCAAATTTACAGTAAATTATTCTGGCACACAAACCAATCCATCTGGTGGAGGCGGTGGCGGTGGTGCCGCAGCAACTATTATTATTAGTGGAACTCTTGATGATCTGGGTCAATTTGCAACAGCAATTAGCGCAACCTTGGGTGGTCCTGGTAGTGCTGGTTCTGGAAATGGACTTGGGGGAAGTAATGGATACATCAGAGTTAGAGCATTTTATATCGAACAGGGAGATGCTCAAGTAGTTGATATTTCAACTCCTGGTGGTAGAGTGTGGGAAACTGCTGGATTCCCAACTAATAAACCATCTGGATCTGGAGCTGCTGTTGGCGGAGCCATATGGCATTCATCCAGTACAGGAGTAAATGTTAAGCAATCATCTACAGGAACATTTCCTGTTGCTACTACATTAACTGGTGGTGTTTCTGATAGATACATTGAATTTGCTGGTTCTGGTAGTCGTTTTCTCCAAATTGGACCATTGAATCTGAGTGCTGCAGAACAAATAGTTTTTACAGTGATTAAAGGAAATGGAAGCAACGGTGGCGATTCACCAGAAGAGCCATTGGATTTGTATTATAAAACTTCTGTAGATTCCCCAACAGAAACTCTATTACAGTCCATTGCAACTGCTACTGTAACTGCCAGTGGATATGCTGACTACACAATTGATGTTGATGATTCGTCTCCAATAAAATTTAATGGTGTATATCTAGTCATAAGACAAACTAGAGGATCAACTTCTGGTGATAATTCTGCTGTTAATGAATCGCAATTGGATAATTGGGGACTGGGTATGTTCTCTGTTATTTACGGGGAGGTTACACAAACCGTATTTACTCCATCACTAAACGCAACAATCCCTGGAAATGAAGGAACATGTGGTCCTGACAGCGGAATTGATGTTATTCGTAGAACTGTTCCAGCAAATAAAACTAACATTACATTTACTGATGGAACTTTCCAGTTATCGACATCCACTCCAATTTCTATAACGTCATCTGCATATGTTGTAGATACTATTCCACTGATCACCAAATATCATAGATCAAAATATTTGATTAAAGCATTCTAAAATAAATAAGTCATACCATAAAGAGCGTCATGGCAACCAGAGTATCCAGTAACGTCGAATTTTATATGAACACCATTGAACGTGTCATGCAATATAAAGGCGTTCAAAAACAAATTAACGATGATTATTGGGAGTCTTCTATTGCCCCACTTCTCTACCCATTTTGGGATAATCCCAAAGACAGACTAGAGTTGTTTGTATACAACAAAGATGATTCTTTCGTTGTCACCAGAAGTAAATACAAGAGAGATTGGAAAACAAATACTTCAACTTGGGTTTCTTATTCGTTTGACCCAACAGCAGCAGAACCATCCTCTGTTTCAAATTTTAAGAATCAATTAGTTGAAAAATTTATTGAGTTTAAAGATCTTTCAGACAAGACATACGAAGACTTTATCACTCAAGAGTATTCCAGAACAAATAGTTTGACATGGAAGAAGATTCAGTTGGTCAGGAAGTTTCTACTCCAAGATTCTGATTTCATTTTCAATCAAGATTATGAAATCAGTGATGAGAAAAAAGCGTTGTGGAAACAATATAGAACTTATATTAGAGACATTCCAGAAATTCAAAAGGGAACAGAAACTCCATTTGACGTTGTGTTTCCTATCACTCCCGATGAATATTTGAAGAGAAAGGAATTGTATATCGAACCACTAGTTGCTGAGATGGTTGGAGATCAGGGAATCAATGATGATTATTTGACCAGTTCTTATCATTTCTGGAAACTGAGTGCCCCAAATCTTGCCATGTTTGCACAAAGGTTTAGTTTCTACATTGCTGCTAGGGCAATAACTTCTGATCTTGAACCAAACTATCGCATCATGGTAAGTAATTTCATCACTAAATTTACTGCAAACCCAGAAGTTCAGGCTTCAAGAATTAATTCTGAAAATTCTGGTCTTGCAACTGATAGTTTTATTGATGATCTGTTAAATAAAATTGAACTTGGAGAGTTGTAATGCTAATCTCAATGGAACCAAAGCGACTGTATGATATAGTTGCTTCACATGCAAAATCAACTGGTAAATATGTTCTAGTTGTTAATTATGAAAATATATTCTTTCATACTGAAGAACAGAAAGCATCCCTGAAGGAATTCTATTCGGATGCAATTCCTGAAGAAGAAATAGATGAGATTTTTGGATCTCAATATAATTTCTATGAGTTCAATGCACAATCATCTGCTGTTGAAACAGCTACGGATTGGTTTCCAAGAACCATCGATCTGGATGACATGACATATTTTGTTGAGTGTTATGTCATAACCCCATCTGGTGGAATTCCTCACACAAATAAAGTAACAGCAAGACCATTGACAGAATCGGAAGAGTGATCTATACTTGATTCTCTGTTTCCAAATAGCGAATGAAAGTTCCCACTCAACCTGAGTTGATTCATCTTCAGTTGCAGGCTATGCTGCGAGATCATAATATTCCAGAGACTGAAGTAAAGTATCTTGGTGATCGTGAATATACTATTGAGTATCAAGCACATCCAGAGTATCATGGTAAAATCATGCCGTGGTATTTGATTGCAAATGAACATGAAGTGCCCGTGTGCGACATCGCATCAATTGATGCAGTGGACAATTGAAGAACTGTCACAGGGGGTCTTCGACCCCCTTTCTCATGCCCTATACTATTCTCATCAACGACGCACCGCATGACCCTGACTCTTCGCCCTCACCAGCAGCGTATGCTCGATGCTCTGCTGACTGCTGCTAAGGGTCGCCTGACCTGCCCTACAGGCGGCGGCAAGACCCTTGTGATGATCCTTGACACCCTGCGTCGCCTGCAGCAGGCAGACCGCCCCCAGACCATTGTAGTGGTCTCTCCTCGCATCCTGCTCTCTGTGCAACTCTTTGAAGAGTTCTTTGCTGAGCTGAATGGCAAGGTTGATGTTGCTACCCTCCACGTTCATAGTGGTGAGGTTGAAGGCAACAGCACCACCAAGATCGGTGAGATTGCTTGCCATGCTGCTGTGTGTAAGACTGCTGGCATTCACCAACTGATCTTCACCACCTACAATTCTCTGCGTCGCATCAACGAGGCAGGTATTGATGTGGATACCATCTATTATGATGAAGCACACAACTCTGTCCGCCGTGACTTCTTCAAAGAAGTTGCTGCTGCTACTCTGACTGCTAAGCAAGCATACTATCTGACTGCCACTCCTAAGTATCGTGGTGGTGCTATCAGCATGAACAACACTGATGTGTATGGTTCTGAACTGATCAATGTCCCTGCTCCCGAGCTGATTGCTAACGGTAGCATCATTCCTCCCACCGTTCAACCTCACGTTGTTGATTTTGAGCGCAACAAGTCTCTGCTTGCTGCTGAGAACGACCGTGAAGTGCTGGTAGATATCATCAACAAACTTGATAATGATGCTGCCCAGAAAATCCTGGTTGCTGCTCCTAACACTCGTGTGCTGTGGGCATTGCTGTCTCAAACCAATGTGATGGCAGAGTTTGCTGCTAAAGGTTATGACGTGCTGCATATTACCAGCAAGTACGGTGCTTATGTCAATAAGAAGAAAGTTGGTCGTCAAGAGTTCTTTGACACTCTTGATGCATGGGGTAAAGATCCTAGCCGCAAGTTCATCATGTTCCACTACAGCATTCTGTCTGAAGGCATCAACGTGCCTGGTCTGACCCATACCATTCTCCTTCGCAATCTTCCTGTGATTGAGATGGCACAGACCATCGGACGTGTGATCCGTCTTGACCGCCAGGATGCTGCTGATATTGCCTCTGGCAAGATCCCTGCTGGCAAACTTGACTTCTACCGCAAGAAGACTGGTTTCGTGACTGTACCTGTCTTCACCAACTATGGCAAGCAGACTGAGAAGCGCCTGCAGCGCGTTGTGGATGCCATCTTTGTCAAAGGTGTTGCTGCCACTGAGTTTGCCTAAAGGTTAAGAATGTATGAGGGAATGCGGATTCCCTCACATTTACATCTAAAATACTACTACTATGCTACACTAACATGGATCAAGTAAAGCACGACAAACGCCGTGATGCTCTCGGTTTATTCTACGAGAGCGTTTTGAAACCAGATCCTGAGCTGCGCCAGTGCGCCCACAATCAAGAATGTTTCCATGAATTGATGGAGTGGCGCTCTGAAGTGCTAGAATATCTTGACAACCGCCGTAACGAGGAATTTCACTGATGACTATTGAAGGACGCCCTGAATTGAACGTTGATTGGAAAGAACAGTATGCTAAGCAGCGTCGCAATCGCCTAGCAGACAGCATCAACGAGTATCTTGAGGATGATGAGGTGACTATTGATGAATTCTATAACGATCTGAAGGCAGAGATTGAGGAGATTATCACTTATCATAAAAAGCGCAAGGAAAATGCCGAGGGTGCCCTCCAGTTGGTCCTCGGACATCGCAGCGTCACTTTTGACGAAGATCTAAGCCAGAAGTGGAAAATGGACATTCCTGGACGTTACTGATGAATGAGAAAGCACGTTTGCTGCTAGCACTGCAGCAAATAAATAACATCACCAAACTTATCCAAGACAATCAGTACAAAGATTACATGTACCAGAATCTTGTGAAGGTTGAGGTAGAACTACAACGCCAACTCACAAACATTACTTATCATGAGCGAAGAAGATTTCAAGACAGCGGTGCAAAACATGCTGATGATGCAGAACAACAACGATCACAACTTCCAGATCTTACAGGCACAAATTGACAATCTGCAAAAGCAACTGACTGAACTGAATGATCTGAAAGAAATGTTCCGTCTCCCTAAACCAGAGAATCAAAACCGCGAAGCATTTACCCAGATTGACGAATGAAATTCCAGTATGGTATGATGGTTGAGTACCGCCACACTCGTGGTTGGGTCAATTTTATTGACGATCAGTACATTACCATCTGTTATGTCGATAGACCAGATCGATCTTCGCATACTGGTCGTTATCAAGCAAACCTTGTCGTTTTTCGTAATTATTGGCATGAAGTACGCAGTTGTGTGGATGAAACAAAAGAAGAACAAGCAGACGAAACAACAAGCTATTTTCTACAATCTAGAGGATGCGATTATGTGGGAGCAGCACATTAACATGACTGAACACGCAAAGACAGAGTTGCACCCAATCTGGGGTGACAGTTGAAGAACTGGTTGGGGCGCTTGACACCGCCCCTTTTTCATGCCATAATATCAGTATCAAAACAACACATCATGACACCGCTCCAGCGCCTTGAGTCCATTTTAACCGCAGTATATGACAATGCTAGACATTTAGAGACTGCTGCTGATCAAGTATACATGTCATGCTTCCGAACAGGAACTGATCTTGTTGCTCTCCTGGATAACATTCAGTCCGATAAGGTGTTTGATGTAAATACTTTTAGCGCAGCATCTGCTGGCAATATCTTTGATTACATACAAGAAGAGTTTCGTGAATGTGTTTCACGTTTTGTTAATATTACTGCTGGTGGAAATGGCGGTATGGCGTCAATTGGGCGTGGAGAGTTCATGATTTCGTTCGCTAGTAATTTCCAAGCGAAGATTAGCAAGGCAGGCAAGGGAGATCTGGAATATGTTGTCAAACGCATCAATGAAGAAGTAAAGTGGAACGGTGGTAAGATCGAAGTATCTAAAACTCAAGGTAAAGAAGTTTATAAGACCTTTATTTCTCTGCTGAAGCAGAACAATGATATTGATCTTATCATCAAAGACTTCCTCCCCTTCCGTAAAAAAGATAAAAAAGTTTATGATGCTGACACCATTGCTGTCTTGAATTCTTATTTTTGGCAAGCTGTCTCTGGGCAAAAATGTGGTCCTCTCACAGACTCTGAGTTGAAAAAACTCTGTCTCCGTTGTGCCTTTGACCTCACCTTCACTAAATCTGATTCTATTTTAATTGTCAATGAAGATGGTAAGTTCGTTCGCTTTACAGATGCAGATACTGCTGTAGAATACTACCACAATAAAATTGATAAAGTTGATCTGGAAATTCGTGCCAAGCAAACCAATCCCATCGCCATTTACTTATTTGTATGACTTTTGATTTACAACTAGGTGACTGTCTGGACCTCATGCGTGAGATTCCAGATGAATCCATCGATTTTATTTGCTGTGACCCACCCTACGGCACCACCACCATCAAGTGGGATGAGATTTTAGATTTTGATGCCATGTGGGAGCAATATGGTCGCATCATTAAACCCCAGGGCATGATGTGTCTGTTTGGATCACAACCATTTTCTGCACAGTTGATATGCTCCAAGATCAACTGGTTCAAGTATGAATTGGTGTGGAACAAGAACAAGTGTGGTTCTCCTGGTCTTGCAAAGTATAGACCCATGAAGACACATGAAAATATACTGCTGTTCTCTAAGAAACCAGGCGGAGTATATAATCCTCAGATGGAGGTTGGAGAACCATTTAAAAGAAAGAGTAAGAACCCAGAAGGATATGTGAGCAAAAGAAATCCTCATGGTTATGGACTGAAACCAGTGAAAGAGTTTGAGAACAATGGCACACGCTATCCTAAGTCTGTTCTGAATATCTCACGCGATTTTAGCGCACAACAGCAAGTACATCCCACACAAAAACCTGTGCCTTTGATGGAGTGGTTGATCAAGACATACTCTAATGAGGGTGATACTGTGCTCGATAATTGCATGGGATCTGGTTCTACTGGTGTTGCCGCAGTGAAACTTAATCGTAAGTTCATTGGCATGGAGTCAGACACAGAATACTATTCTATCGCTGAAAAGAGAATAAAAGAAGCGGATAGAGTTGACATCAATCATTTTTTGTGATAAAATAATTTAGTAACTAGAAACAGACAATTTCTGTTTCTCTCTAAACATTTAAGGAGACCTATTATGTCTTTTGCAACACCACCAATCATTGAACGAGTTATGTTCTATGACTGGTTAGATGAAAAAAAGTACCTAGTCAATCCAATTGAGAGACCGTACAAGGAACGAGCAAAACGAGCTGATGTCATTGACCGATTTAATCCATGGCAGTCTATCCATTATCTTGGTCACGCTACGGAACTCCAAGTAGATGATGTTGATGAAGTCAGCGGTATAAAATATAAGAAAGGAACCATATTCAAGTTGGATATGCATACCAGACCCCAAGTAATCATCAATGGGGATAGTGATGCAACTCCAGAGTTAATTGATAAAAACGGTGGATTTTTAATTTCCAAGGAGAAAGCTTTCAGCATTAAAGACGTAAAAGCACAGTACAAGCGGCATGACAGTGCAGAGGCAGTAGAAAAAAGATCTGATGCAATGTATTCTGCTTTCTATTCTGCTTACTATGATACTCTGGTTCCACAACCAGATAATCCTGCCTTCATGAAGGCTCAACCGCTTTCATATGCTGCATTCTACACATTTGGATGGGATGAAATAAAGAAAAAAGGATTCAAGTCTGACAGTGGGTTAGATCAAGAAACACTTTCTTATGCTGTGAAAGCATTTATGTCCTATTACGACAAACTTGATAACATCACTTTTAACACTAAAAAGATGTCATCAAAGAGTGATGCGGCACATGTGTATGCTTCTATCAGATGGGATAGTTGGTTGTATTTTGCTAGTCTGATGGTTGGTCATCATCATAACTGGTCGCCTGCTTGGTATCAGACAGTTCTGCAAATCAACAACTGTGATTTAACAGGTTTAGATCTCACTGGAAAAAAAGGATCAACAGCACTTGCTCTCCTTTGTCGTGAATGGGATCAAACTAATGGAGCACCAGCACACCCAGACAAACGTTTAAATAAAGGACAACTTGGTGGTTCGTTGATAGATCAATTGTTCTTTTTGTTTGATGCTGCTATCCAAGAACCTAATAAGAGATTCAAGAGTATTTTTACTGAAAGTAATGGATACTTTGATAATGTATACAAATTCAGATTAAATCAATCTAAGAAGAATAGTATCTCTTACTTCTTTTAAATATTTCATGTGCCACTTTTCAAAGTGTCACAGGGGGTCCTCGTGACCCCTTTTTTATGCCCTATACTACAAAGGTAGTCAAGGGAACACCCCATGCAACTCCTGAACTCTGCCACTCAAGTCGATTTCTTTCCTGTCGCTGGTGGCAAGCGTTTCGTCAAGCGCGTGATCTGGCATCCTGGTGCTGCTAGCGAGATGATCTCCTTCTCCACCGTTGTCAAGAGCGATGCTCTCTATTCTATCCGCAACCTGATCGCTAACGGTGCTGAGGTGACTGACTTCAACACTGAAGCATACTCTGGTTCTGATTATAATCCTATGGCAGGTGCTTGCTGATCTTCAAGATCTTTTTTCCCCTGAAACTATCACCATGTTTCCATTTCTCCTGGCTACAGTTACCGCATTTCAAGATCCTAATGTTGCGCCTGAGTATATACAGCGTCATTGTGCTGCTGTCATTGGCATCCCTTATGCTTCCGACAACTTCTCAGAAGAAGAATGGTGGCAATACGTGGGATGTGTCCGTGATCATCTAAGACATGATGTTTGAATTTCCGCATCAACCTCCGCGTGGTTACACATATGAAATCATGCCTCATAAGCGTAATATTCTTTCTATTTGGATCTGTAACCACAGCAAGTTTAGTTATACTGACGATACTCCTGTTAAATCCATCTGGGGATTTTATAATACAAAGACACGCGAATACATTGCTCCAATCAATGCAGAAAAACCTGGAAAAGTGGTAGCATTTGATGATACCACGCCCTACAGCGCCATGCAGATCCTGAAACCGCTGCGCCCCAGTGTCCTATCGTTCTGCTAGAGGCGTCTAGAAGCGCCTGTAATGCCCCTCTGACCCCTGTGACCTATGAAGACTGCTGAAGTCCCCCTGACCGCCTCTGAACTGAAGTTCCTGATCGATGTGCTGTGGGGTGCTCCCATCGCCACGGTCAAGGATGCAGCATTGCGCCATGGTCTCTCTGATTCTGACGTGGAGGGACACTTGGTAAAGTGTCTAGGATACCTCGCCTGTGAGTCCGATTGACCCTATACTACAAAGGTAGTCAAGGGAACGACCCATGATCGGTGACACCACTGAAGACAAACAACTCCGCCGCATGATCCTCAATGCTATTGAGGGTTATGACATTGAGATGCTCAAGCGCATTGCTTATGAAGTGCGTTGTGAAGAGATGGGCATCTATCCCGACCACACTTACACCAACCTGAAATGAAAACCTCTTACTGGTTCCTTGCTGTCATTGCCATTCTCATGTATAATGGTTTCTTAGCACAGCGCGATGCCAAGATGTTTGAAGCATACGATCGCGCCTGTGCTGAATTGCCTACAGGGCACCCTGATTGTGTGTTTGCTAAGAAAAAATGATTGCTGCTTTAATGTGTGGCGTTGCCACATTCTACGGCATGGGTGATGGTTTCCATGGTAACATTACTGCTTCTGGTGAGCGTTTCGATGCTTATCGATGGACTGCTGCTCACCCTTATCTCCCGATGGGTAGTAAAATCCGTGTCACGAACCAAGATAACGGCAAACAAGTAATTGTCCGTGTCAATGATCGTGGTCCATTCTCTCATGCTGATCTAGACTTATCCTATGCTGCGTTCGCGCACATAGAATCTACCCGCAAGGGTAATGCTACTGTTTGTTATCGCGTTATTGGTTAATTATGGAAGAAGTTTTGCTTGACCGTTACATCCTGAGCCAACTGGATGCTTATGATCTTGATCTCAGTGAAGATAACTGGGATGAGATGCCTAAAGAACAACTATCTGATGAGGTTTTGGAATTGCTGTGATTAAACTGCTCGTGGTTGTTGCTGCCATTTATATCCTATGGGAACCAGCACGACCGATCCGCCATGTGACAGCTGACATACTGGCACATACTGCCGATCTTGTGCGCCGCTAGACCCTATACTGATTACATCAGCGAAAGACACCACCCCATGACCGCCACCTTCGCCCAGTTCCAAGCAGAGCAAGACGCTCGCAACACCATCCAACTCAACATTGTCAAGTATGGTATGATGCTGTGTGATGCTCTCCAGCAGACTGCTCCTGACGGTTACTTCTACTCTCTGGATTCTTCTGGTCGCAAGTATCACAAAGTCTTCATGCATATTGATGATCGCCGCGATAGCATCCACGCTTTCATCGACAAGAAGACTGGTGAAGTGTTCAAACCTGCTAGTCTGAAAGCGCCTGCCAAGGGTGCTCGCTACAACGTTCTCTCCATTCCTTCCCGCGAAGAGATGTTTGAGCGTTGTGATTGGGCAGGTGGTTACCTCTACATGCGTTGACATTCCGCGCCTTCTCTGCTAAATTACTCTAGAGTTCAATCGCTTTCCTCTCATGACTGCCCCTCGTTTCTATTTGGTTGCTAACGAAGACGCTTTCATTCTTGATAATGATGGCGTGACTGTTTATGGTGCTCCTGTCAATTCTGATGGCACTGTAGATTTTGAGTGTGCCTACGATTTTGATCCATGTGAGGATGAATTAGAGTATGTTGCTCACATGAGCAAATGTTTGATTGATTCTGCTAAACTGTACCACGAACACAACGTTGAGGTCTTTATCAAATGAACATGCTTCAAGAGCACATCCGCGAGTACATCAATCCATTTCCCAATCGTTACACTCGTGGATCGTGGGAAATCCGTGTTCTTCCGCACGAAGATCTAGATTATGATGGTGTAGAGAAGTTCTGGCGTCTCTTCAAGAAGTTTCCTAACGATTTTGCTGCTGCTGCCGTCTCTCTGCTCCCTGATGATGTAGAATTCATTCAGTACGACCACCTCAACAACATTCTCTTCGCTAACAAACTATGAGTACCGACATCGAACGCCTTTCAGCACAACGCGACGACATCTACGATTACATGTGTGATCGTTTCAAGCAGATGATTGCTGAAGACCGTCATGATGATGCTATGGCAATTGCAGATGAGTTCTTTGAGTGGTTGGACCCTGAACAAATGGATCTCGAAGAAACATTCTACTATGACGAGCGCGAACTCATCAAACTCACCAATGAGTGAGGAATTTCACAAACTAATCATAGACTACATGACGGCATACAACAATGACGATTATGAGCTAGCAAATCTGTATCTCTCACAGATACAGGAGCATAACATGAAGGAGAAACTCAATGGAAGTGAAGATTGAACTGGGACCAGATCTTCAGTTAGAGTATCAATCATGGTTGGATGTGAAAGAGAGTCTTGGTATTGATCGTAGCATCAATAACTTCCTCTACTATACATACAATTACGGAACATTTGCCAACCCCAAGAACCCTGACGACAATGACGATTCCTAATTTCAAATCCCAAGAAGACTGGGAAGCATTTACAGCAATGTTTGATGCTCGTTGGCATTGCAAGAAAGCATTGCTAGAGCGTGTCAAGGATGATCTCTATCCCAAATACAAGTGGGAAGAACTGACTGCAGGGGCAGTTGAAGTAATCAACGACATCGTTCAATCTCTGCTGTATGATGTAGAGTATGAGTTTGAACAAGTACATCCAGAGTATAAGCGTGATGATGAATTGTTCATTCCACGCCGCTCATTCAAAGAAGATGTAGAGGAAGCACTGCTAGCTGCCAACCAGAAGTTCTGGAATAGTGCTAACGAGTGCGAACCATGTCCTCCCTGTGATGAACTGGCATGTACTGATCATCTAGGTGAGTGAAAAAGTGTATCATACGATCGACCGCATCGGAATGGTTTGTGGTAGAATCATTCCTGGCACATCATTCACAAGTTTGGAGGAAAATGATTGACGTTAAAGAAAACGAAGACGGTACGTTCACAATCAGCTGGGACGAAAACGACCCAGAAGAAAGCATCTTCAACGACTGGACAGAAAAAGACTTCACAGACGCAATCACGAACTACATCAACACTCTCAAAGAATCTGGCGTCCTTGACGACGACGGAGAGCAAAAGCTCACAGAAAGCATCGAGCAAATCAGCGAGTTCTTCTTCGAAGACTACGAAGACGCCTACGAAAACTACATCCAAGCGTCCTACGAAGTCAGCCCCTACTACATCGACCAAACAGCAGAAGAAGTCCAGCAAGACATCGACACTGCCCGTCAATACATCCAAAGCACGAACGAAGAAACCTACGGAGAGCAAGCAATCCGTAAAGACGAAGGTGACGACCGACGCCCTCGTTTATTCTTCTGATCTCACTCTATTCCCCTTTGTAGATACATTCCCGTATCGTCTAGAGGATAAGAGCGAGAAGAAAACCTGTTATTTCCAATGTGAATCTCATGCCAGAAAATACATCGACAGATACAAACCAGAATACCAGTTATACTGTTACTCTTGAGGAAGATGGTGACGAGTGTATTCTACCTCTTCCTGATGAACTCATGGATCAATTAGGATGGTATGATGGGGATGAACTGGAATGGATCGTAAATGACGACAACACCATCACGATCCGCAAGGTGCCAGTTGATGAAGTGGCACCCTGCCCCTGACTCTGCCACCACTCTGCCCTATAATTACAAGGTAATCGAGAGACACCCATGGCAACCCGCTCCCGCATCGGTATCGAACTCAAGAACGGTTCTATTCTGTCTGCCTATCACCACTGGGATGGTTACCCCGAGTGGTTGGGTCGCATCCTGAATACTCATTACAATACTCGTGCTAAAGCTGCCGAACTGATTGATGGTGGTGACATGAGTGCTTGCTGGAATGATAACAAGCAAGCAGAATACTATGGCACGGATTGCCCCCCGCGTCTTGATGCTGACCTTGCGGAATACCTGCTCCCCGAGAATAGCGAAGAGTTTGCATATGTCTTCCGTAATGATGAGTGGGTGTGCTATAATATGCATGAGTTTGATGATAGCAAACTCCCTGAAGTTGTTGAGATCCCCTCTGGAGCATTGATGGCATGAAGCGTGTAACTGTTCGTCCTAAATCATCCAAAGCAAAGAACCGTCTTGCTAATATGATGGATGGCAATGCTATTTGTATTGTAGAGCAAGACAAAGGTGATGGTATGCTGTTCCTTGCTAGTGAGAATGGCAAATACTTCTTCTGGGTGAATACTAGCAACGATTGTCACTGGGAAACTGAATGGGAGGTACTATGAGTCATTTTGTGAAGAACCCAGACGAGATTGTGCTGGAAGATGTGCGTATGATCCATTATGAAACAATGGAAGAAGGACGTGCTGTGTGGTTGGGCATCTACATGAATGATGGTAAGATGTATCATATGAATATCGGTGGTGATAATCTGTATGTCAATTACTCTTACGAGGGTAATGATCCAAACATTACTGAATGGGCAAAACTCAAATGAAACCAGTTAGTGTAGATCAACTGATTGAAGCACTGTATAATGAATATGTCTATCTTTGTCACGATGATTTTGATCCCGATGAAGATCCAACTCCCGAAGAGTATCTTGAAATGATCAAAACTTTATCGTATGATGAATTGATTTCAGAAACTAGCACTGATGAAGAATATACTCTTCAAGAGTTTATGGAGACATGGGGATGACTGACGAACAAATTGATATGCTCCGTCATCTCATCAAACAAGAGATTGATGCTGCACAAATTGATGGTATGGAGCATGGACAATGGGGATGGGCAGATAAACAACTAGAGGAAGGATGGAAGATGTTCAAGGAGAGTTTCAATGACTGACTATAACATGCCCAATGGTGATTTCATCAAGACTTATCCTGATGTCACTCGTGTAGAGGTTATCACCAACAATGGACGTGAGTTCGTTCAGTATGAATGTTCCAACGTTCAGGTGTCACTACAGGATGACGGACAAACAATTAAAGTATTTCTATTCTCCACCTATGACTGAAGATGATAAACATGCATTGAAAGAGTTCATGAATGGTGTGGCATTTACCGTTGCTGTCGTAGGTATTGCTATCATAGGTATTGCCATCATGTCTGGTGGTAGTGTGCCAGAAGAACAACTGCCCACGAAGGTGGTTGGCACATACAAAGACTGTGATATAATTCAATGGCATTACGGCCCTCTCGCTGAATACAAGTATTTTCTCTATTGCCCCAAATGACTTACAACGCTGAACTGACATTCAAATTTGATGCTACCTACACTCATGAGTATAATCGTGGGTTTGGTTCTACTATTGGTGATGATGACTTTGTTCCTGAAGAGCATTATATTATCACAGCACCAGCAGCAGACCTCAATGCCAAGCAGTATTTCAAGTTATTTGAGAAATTCATGCTGTGTGTAGGCATGTGCCCGCAATCTATCCGCAGTGGTGCTATGTCTCTTGTCTTCAATGAATATGTGAGTGAGGCAGATCAGCGCAAGGTGTGTGATGAGTATGAGCTGACGATGGATGAAGATCTGCGTAGCAAGTTTGAAGACTTCAAAGAGGTAGATGCTGCATGGGCAAAACTGAAGAAAGGTCCAATGGGCACAGTTCTTGAAGATGACTGGAAAGATAAGTTTGATGCACTACATCGTCGCTTCAATCGCTTTGCTGCTCTCAGTGATGATCAACTAGAAGATCTTGCTAAGTATGCGGAGAAGACATACTATGTGGTGGATGATTGTGCTCTAGATGATAAGGAGAAGTGCAAGGAGTATAATATGCGTGAGCAAGAATACTACGACAAACGCGCACAACTGGACCTGAAAACAAAATGATTGTTCCTATACTTGGTTGTATTCTCGCAGGTTGCCTGCAAGACGTGCCTATCATCGTTTCAGACCGTCCCATCCTCACTAGATTGGAACTTCTAACAAACAAACCCAAATCCATAGACAAATCACAATACTCATGCTATATTGAAGGAGAGTTTTACACATCATGTCCGACAAAATGATCTACGAAAGCCCTGATAAAGGAAAGACTGTTACCCAGCGTCCATTCCATCAACCAATCAAACAAGTGAAATCTAATTGGTATTATGTGTTCTGGGGCATCATGGCAACTGCTGTTGTGGGAGGGCAAATCTATGTTGGACTAGGTTATCGTGAGATGGCAGAAGCAACCAAATCTACATCTATCAGTGTGATGTGTGAAACAATGTCACCATATCAGATTCCAGTCTCACCCTATCGTAATCGTACAGGACAATTTGAATGACACTCATCAAATTCATTCATCGTGAAGACTTTGGACATGAATATATTGTTCAAATTATCAACACAGGCAAACATATGCCTAAACCATTCAAGAACTACTCATTGATTCAAGTATCATTGTCATGGAATGATTTCCCTGGTTGGCCATACATTAAGATCAGTTCTGGTACTGGTAGTCTAATCAATGTTATGGCATGGGTGTATAAACTAGGATTTGATTTCTCTATCATAGATCGTACATGGAATTGGCATGAGGAATAAATGACATACGAAGTACAAACATGGGATAGTGAAGAGTATTGTGTGAACTATCATACAGTCAGTGATGCAATTGATTATGAGGATGCACAACAAGTAATAGAACTACAATACCCAGATCAAAAAGTAATCTCAGTAATCAAACGACAATGATTTACTTTCTCATCATATCATCAGCAGTAGTATGGGCATTGTTCTCATTGTACTCACCTAGACTGTCTCATCTAGATAAAGAACATGAACAACAACGTATCAATGATAGACGAGAACACACCTGATAAACTAAGAGAGATTATCAGAGATACATGGCCTAATCTCTATCATTTGAAGCAACGTGATAATGACGTTGATAATGATTCTGAACCAGATTGTCAAGGTGCTCCGCGTCAGTATCAGTAAGGGTTCTTGATACTAATTCGTATTGTTATCAGAATGTTTTTAAATCATAATAAAAATAGGGTTAAGGTGCGGTAGAGATGTTGGCTTAGCACGCTACCTATCGAAAGTCAAGCAACACTGTGCCAGTCCTCAAAGTGTCACAGAAACCCTCAGAGACCCTCAGAATGCCCTATAATAGGTACATCAGAGGGGGAGAGATCCACGCCTTCTGAGGTTTTCCACAGGTTGTGGAATTTGTGGAAAACTCAAAAACTGAAAAAGACAAAAATCTCACTTTTTAAGTTTTTTCAAAAACTGAGAATTTAAGATTTTTGAGTTTTTTCAAAAATTAAACTTTAATCACCTGCATTTACTCACTAAAATGACAAAAACCTACGATAATCTTACTAGTAGTGCTATCAATAGTATTACAGTAGAAGATAATGTAGTAAAAGTAGTGTATAATAGTAATAAAGACAAAGAATATACATTCAACTGTCAAAACATGGATCAATTTGTAGAACAATTGAGTTCAGAATTGATCGATGTAGAGATCAACAATGGAAAAGGATCTGTTGGTCGTTTCTTACACCAACAAATCAAGAATGGTGTTCTAATTGAATCTAAATAGTCACACAGTTTGAGTAACTAATCAATCAAAACAATGAGCAACAAAAATCATCGCAATGACCGCTACGATAAGTATAGCGAATTCAATGACGATTTCGAAGACTTTGGTTATGACGTGAAGAACGTTCGCCGTCAAACTAAAAAGAAAGTTACCAAATTCAAGACCCGTGACGATGAATACTATGACACTTTCTAAACTGGCACACTAACACCCCCATCGATCCCATCATCGTGTATTGTATACAAGTTGATGGGATTTTTGATTGACGATGACACTAACTGAACGCAACCAAAAGTTATATGAACTGCGTGATCAGTTGTTGAAAGCACGAGCACAAGTTGCCTGGATTGAACAACAGATCTGGTTGACTCGTGATGCATACGATCAAGAACAATTTGCCATCCCTGGTAATAGTCTTTTTGATCAAATGTTCAACTAGATAATATAACCAACACCCAAGGAGTTCTCATGACTGTGCAGGAAATGTATCAAGAGATGAAAGAACAAATGCTGGAGGATTCGCTCCTAGGGTATAGAGATCATCACCTCTACGATGATGCTGAGAGCTATATTGTAGAAATCGACTACACTACACAGAACTAGTGTGACAGTTGGCAAGGTGTCCCCAATTGACCCCAGATGCCCCGACCCTGTGCCTATAATGTCTGCATGACAAACAACCTCACCGCTTCCATGGTCCATCAGTTCGATCTCGACATCGCTCCCGCCTTGCGTGAGTACATGGGTTCTAATCTCACTGACCTCAGCGACTGCATCGATTGGGTGTGCGCTGTGTTCGATGTGCCCGCTAGCGAGTGGATCTGCGATCGTATCGCTGACGAGTTCGAAGAGTTCTTCGGGGTGTGACAGTTGGGGGAGTGTCCATCATTCTCCCCATTGCCCCCCATCTGCTGCCATACTAACCTCAGTTCAAACAACCAACGCCAAACATGCGTAAGATCGAACGCCAAATGCTCAACGCCATTGCTGTTAACAGCAACTGGAAATGTGCTAACACTGAAGTGTGCTACGATCCCGAAACTAACGAGAGCACTGTGTATCTGCACGGTAACAAGATTGCAGAGGTAGGTGATAACTACCTGCGCCTCTTTGATGGTGGTTGGCAATCTAACACCACCAAATCTCGCATCAATGCTATCATGCAAGAATGCAGCATTGCAGGCGAAGGTGTATTCCAGAAGAACTATCAGTGGTTCATTCGCCTCTTCAATGGCACTGAATTCTTCGTCACTGAGTTTCGCTCTGGCATGAAACTTGGTGCTCTGCCTTACTCTCTGCTGCTCGCCTGAGTTACAGAATAGGGGAGACAATCTCCCCTTCTCAATAGACTTTCTAATTGAGAATCGCGGCTGCCCCTAGTACAACTGAACTCATGGCATCATCAGCATCCCCCATCCTAGGCGTCTGGTATGATCCGACCGCCAAGCGCAGTACAGTTGAGAATGTGGCACAGTGGGTTGCCGTTGCTGCTGCCCTGGGATCTATACTGATCTCAGTTCAAACGAAACGCAAGTGACCCACGCCATCGCAGTTCAACCGACCGCCTGGACTTCCTTCGATCAGCATGGTTGCGAGTGGGCAACCGACATGCGCCATGCCTACCGCATCGCCCAACAATGGGGCGAGCCCTGCATGGTCTGGATGTGCCCCGTGCATGGTGCCCCGATGAAGTGGTGTCGTGCCACTGAGATCACAGACGCCATCGCTGACCTAGTGTTCGGTGCCTGAAGTGGCACAAGGGGGACTGAGATCCCCTGCCCACCCTCTATACTAACAGCATGAACAGCACCGAACTCAAGACCCTGAACTTCACCCTCTCCCTGCAGGATCGCTGCATCGCCATCGCTGAGGCGCTCGCCATGGAAATCAACGGTGACCTCTCCTACGTGCCAGAGGAGGATGCCGAGCGTATCATGGCACGTCTGACCCCAGACAACATACAGGAGACGGCAGAGGAACTGGCACAACTTGCCTACTGGTTCAACTGATCACCCCTTAGACTGATTCCATCGAAACGAACCCCATGATCTACGTTGTGACCGCTGGCGACTTCTACGAATCCGATGATGTCTGCTGCCTGTTCGCCCATGAGGCAGACGCCCATGCCTATGCTGCCCAACTCGAAGGCGAATACGATTGGGCAGAGGTCACTCCCCAAACCGTCCACCAAGGTCCGCTGGTCGCCGCCTGACCCCTTATACTAAGAGCATGAACAAACAACCCGACCTCGCCGCCATCATGGCATCCTACACTGCACAGTACAACCAGATGCAGGCACGATCCGCTGCCAACCGTCAGGCATTCGCTGAGGGTCGCCCCTTCCCCTTCCCTGCCCCTGAGTGCCAGTCGGGCAACTGGAACATCAGCGACCGCGACTGATCGCCTGACCCTCTAGAATTCTCTCATACCAAACAACCCAAACGACATGACCGCTTCCACCCTCCCCACGTACAACGGTTGGGCAACCTACGAGACCTGGAATGCTGCCCTCTGGATTGGCAACGATCAATTCCTCTACAACACCGCTAAGGCGTGTGTCGAGTTCTGCTCTGATGACGAGACCCCCTGGGATAAGTTCGTCCGCTGCATGACTGACGGGCAGATCGGTCGCCATCTTGTGCAGACCCGTGATGGGGTGCGCTGGGATAGCGTCGCCATCGATGCAGACGAGATGAACGCCATGATGGTCGATCTCTGAACCGCACACTACGGGGGTCTCTGCTGCCCCCCTTGCCTATAGACTAACCACAGTTCAACCGACAGACAGACCGATGATCATGAGCATGGCAACCGACCTCCAGACCCGCCGCATCGTGTGGGCAGGTCGCAAGACAGAGACCGCTCATCAGACCATGGGGCAAGATCTCCCCATCACCGTAGAGAGCGAGTGGATCGCGGGTGCCTACGCTGACCGCTGGCATGATGAGGCAATCGCCAAGATCCCCACGTTCGGGTGAGGGGTCGCCCCCCATCCTACCACACACCCATTCTCTACTATGAACATCAGAAAGTATCAGCGATCAGTGGATGAAATCATGAACCGCTACGGTTTCATCTTTGAGAGCAAGTCTAAGCACATGAAATACAAGCACACGAAACTAGGCATCATTCAGGTATGCTCTGCGACGCCATCTGATAACTATGCTCTCTCGCAGATTGAGCGCCAATGTAGACGCTCACTCGCAGCAGCACAGTGATACTGGGGGGCAGTTAATTTGCCCCCCTTTGTTATACTTAGGGGCGCCAAGCGAAATGTTTGGGTCCCTCCTAACCTACAAAAGTATCCAGACGACCGATAAATATTTCTGAAAACCTTGAAAATAAAAAAATTTGCCCAGAAAAAAATTATGGAAAAACCCGCGTTTGAAAACTTCACAGGTATTCTAGAGAACTTTGATGCATTCTGCGACGAGTTTGAATCACGCGCCGCAGAGGCATTCATGAGAGGAGATCAAAATAATGGAAACATCGTCAGAGCAGCCACAGAAAAACTTGGAGGAGAAACTCCTACTGTTGTTACAGAGATTAGAGAGTCTGGAGCTGAGGGTGTCTCAGTTGGAGAGACCGACGATTGCGTACAGACGCCCACAGGGGAATAATTACGAAACATTGTCAGACACTCTGGACTACCTTCACAATAATGTAGAAGGTATTAAGAAAGATTTGCTAAAAGTCGCCCAAGCAGTATAATGCCAAACATCGTAGGACCAGATTGTGTAGATACTTTAAGTACAGATGCACTATGTCTGTATCCCGCAAAGGCACTAGGAGGGGACCCTACAAAGAGTCCTAATGTAAAGATCAACGGCGAATCGGTAGAATACTATAAATCTACGAGTATTCCAGACCCCACCGATCCAGAACCACTCCCATCAAATGTGATTCCCCTCCCATGCCAACCAGGAGATCGAAGGATTCAACCAACAATTAACACGACAGTGTATATCAATGGTAATCTTTTCGCAGTACAGGGAGATGAAGCACAGTTGGTGGTGGGAGGCACTCCAAGACCCCTCGTTGGTCCGTTCAAGTATCCCACAGTCAAAATACAGGAAGGAGGTGCTGGAGGGTCATCTGGAGGCAGCTCAGGGGGTGATGAAGCATTCCCACCAGATGATGGGGGTGAATTCATTCTTTACTGAGTTTTATGGTATAATATACAAGTCAATCGAGTACATCTATGGCAAAATCTAAAGTTGGTATCAGTGGTTTGAAGTTTGAGCCTGGTCCCCCTAAAAAGTCCCGTCAAGGTCGTTCAAAGAATACCAGTCTTAGTGCTACATCCCGCAATGGGCGTAAGAAGCGTTATCGTGGTCAGGGGAGTTAATCTCCGAGAACGTAAGCGCCGAGCAAACTAAATATTTCTAAGAGATAGCAACCTCTCTAAAAGTTCTGGAAACAGACTCTTAGAGAGGTTATTTTTATGGGACTCTACCCAGTAGACAAAGGTAATGATTTTCTAAAGGAAGGCAAGACGCTAATCACCGAACATGACAGTGAGAGGTATCTAGAAGCGCACAGAAAGAGCAAGAAACGCGACGAACTATACGACATACCAGAAGACAGAATGAGCCGCCCCTGTGGCGGTCCTGGGGGATTCGATGATTTTGTAGAGCGTTGGCATGAGTGAATAAATACAAATAGCTTCGTATCTTCATGCAATGCAGACCTTTAAGACGTTTAAGGATTTAAGCGTCACATTTAAAAAACATCCTATGACCAATGAGTTACTCACGGTCAAGGATCAGGCTGCAATTAAACAGTCGATCATGATTTTGCTTCTAACAGAAAAGAATGAGCGACTGTTTAAACCCAAATTCGGAAGTGCTATTTACTCAATGTTATGGGAACCACTCGATTTTGCTAGTGCTGCGATCATTCGCAGTGAAATTGGTCAAGTATTAGCACAATATGAACCACGTATTAATGTAACTGAGATAATATGCAATCCAGACTTTAACAACAATGGATTTGATGTAGAAGTTCATTATGAAATTATAGGAAGAGACGATACTCCACAAAACGTAGCTTTTACATTAGAGAGAACTCGATAAATGCCATACGCTCAGATTTCAAATCTTGACTTTAATGATATTAAAGTAGTTCTCAAAGAATACATGAGAACACAGTCAGATTTTACTGACTATGATTTTGAGGGATCCGTTCTCAGCAATCTATTAGATGTTCTTGCCTATAACACTTATTATACGGCATTTAACACCAACATGGCAATCAATGAGTTATTCATTGATAGTGCCACAATCAGAGACAACGTTGTTGCTATTGCCAGACAACTTGGATATAGACCAAGATCTATTACCAGTTCAACAGCATATGTCAATTTTACAGTTGAGTATGCAAATCCAACAACTGATGTAGAACTAATCCTCAGAAAAGGAACAGGATTTGTTGCATCATTCAATAATAAGGTTTATCAATACGTAACACCTGTAGACGTAAAAACACAGGTGGTGAATGATGTCGCAACTTTCACTAACGTTTTAGTAAAAGAAGGCACCCAGATAGAGAATCAGTTTATTGTCAATACTTCCAATAAATCACAGAGATTTATTCTAGACAACAGAAATATAGATACTGATACGATTCAAGTAGAAGTCTTTGCAGATGGTTCTAGTTTTAGCGAACCATATCTTCTTGCTGACAACATCCTCGATGTAACTTCAACAACAAAAGCATTTTTCCTCAATGAAATCGAAGACCAACGATATGAGTTGATCTTTGGTGATGGTATCATTGGAAAGAAACTTGATGATCAATCTTTAGTTGTTGTTCGTTATGTTGTTACTAATGGTCCAGAAGCAAATGGAATCAGAACTTTTGTATTTTCTGGAATTTTAGAAAACGAGTTTGGCATTTCCCCACTATCATTCGATACAAGTATCAATTCCACAGTTGCAGCAACTGGTGGCGAAGCAATTGAAAGCATTCAATCGGTAAAATATAGTGCTCCAAAAACATTTGGCACACAGAATAGAGCAGTTACAGCATCTGACTATTCTGCACTAGTGAGAAATGCATATCCATCGGTTGGAGACATTATTGTTTTTGGTGGTGAAGATCAAGACCCACCTCAATATGGAAAAGTTTTTATCTCTGTAAAACCCAGAGATTCTGCATATCTAACTTCATTTAGTAAGCAAAAAATTCTTGATGAATTGAAAAAGTATTCGGTGGCATCTGTTCAAGCAGAAATAGTAGATCCATCAATACTCTACGTTGAATTAAACAGTAAGATATTCTTCAATAGTTCAACAACAGATCTAACAGCATCTCAGATAGCAGCACTTGTAACAAGAAATTTCCAATCTTATATTGAAAGATCTGATACAGAAAAGTTCAACGGAAAGTTTAGATTTAGTAAAGCAGTTAGCGTTATTGATGATTCTGCTAAAGCAATCAATTCCAATTTAACTACTGTTAAAATGAGGAAGGATTTTTATCCACAGTTGAACTCTACAACATATTATGAAATATGTTTCCAAAATGCATTTGATAAAGATTGTGATGGTCCAACCCTTTCTACGACTGGGTTTAGAGTAACCGAGTATCCGAATTTTGATGTCTATTTAGAAGATAGGGATGGCAAAATTGTCCTATATAGACTAGATGCTATAACTGGTGAAAAAGTTGTTCTAGACAAGGAAGTTGGCGATATTAATTATGAAAAAGGTGAATTGATGATGTATGATCTAACAATAATTAAAGGATCATTCTTTGATAATCGTATCTCAGTTAGAGTAAATCCACTATCTAATGATATCAAGGCAGCTCGTGAAGTTTATCTTGATGTTGATGTAGCAAATTCGACCTTCATTGCGTACAAAGAGTAAATAAATGGCAATTAAGACCAAAAAAATCTCTGCTCTTATTGAGTCTCAACTTCCTAATTTTATAGTTGATGAGTACCCATTGTTCTCCAAGTTTTTGGAGAAGTATTATGAGGCACAGGAAAATAGTGGGCAACCTCTAGATCTTGCTAATAATATCTTAGAGTACGCAGATATTAATTATTATGAGTCTAATTTGCTCAAGGAAAATACTCTATTGAGTAGCACTATCTCAGCATCAGATTCAACTATTGTGTTGGATGCTGGAGATTCATTCCCAGATAAAAATGGATACGTCAGAATTAATGACGAGATTATTTTTTATGGCAGGAGAAATGGAAACATTCTCACAAACTGCTCCAGAGGCGTCAGTGGCAACACCACCCTAGGAGATTTATACGAACAGTCTTCATTCGTTACTACAGAGGCAGCAGGACACGTCTCAGGGTCTGTTGTATATAACGTAAGTAATCTTTTCCTGTATGCTCTTATCAAGAGCTTTGAATCTCAATACCTGGCATCATTTCCAGAGAAATATCTCAAGGGTGCGGTAGACAAAAGAACCCTTATCAAGAATATAAAGCAGTTTTACAAAACAAAAGGAACCACTGCTTCTATTAGATTCATTTTCAACTCTATTGTCGCAAAAGACACTAGAGATGTCCCAGAAACATATAACCCAACAGATTACACATACAAGGCATCTAATGCCGATTGGATTAATGTATTTGCTATAAAAGCAAAGGTTGTATCTGGAGATCCAAATGATCTAATTGGAAAGGTCATTGTTCAAGAAGAAACCGATGAATATGGATATGCATCAGCAACTGTTGATAATGTTTATCCAGATGGTACTTCCGATGGAGAACAAATTTGGAACATTGTTTTAGCACCAGAAACAGTAAATGGAACTTTTGCAATTTCCACTAAGACTCGCTTAGAAAAAGAACTACAAACAACCGATGGTGTTGGAAAGAGAGTTAATGTTTTCTCTACAGTAGGATGGGGAAAGACTGGGGAAATTCTAATCGGTGATGAAATAATTAAATTTGAAGAAAAAAATGTAACTCAGTTTGTAATCAAGAAAAGAGGAAATATAACCTACACTCATAGTGTTGGTGCTTCTGTATATAAACCAGTTACTATTTCTGGATCCAATGTCACTATGCTGACATTTGGTGTTGTCTATAATTTGAAGCCAAATAATTTACAACCATATTCCTTTACTGGAGATAAAGTTCAGATTTCAAATCCTGGATTTGAAACCTCAGATCCAAAGATTGTATTAAGTGGAACAAATCAAGTACGCTGGTTGTTAAATCGCAACCTTCCTGTAAGCATTACATCAATTCCATTATTACAAACTTCTCTTGATGATGTCTCTACTGATGTATCTGCTATTTTTAGCGATGATCAATACTATTACATCACAACCTCTGGTTTTCCATCTTATAACATTCTCAATGGTTCTACAGTAACTCAGACTGTTCAAGATCAGAAGATCTTACGTATTATAAGAAAGCGAGCAACTAGAACTACAGAAAAATATAATACTCCAAAATCTGAAGTTGGAATTCTACTGAACGGAGCTAGAGTTTATTGTCATAAAGATTCTGAAAGCATTCGATATGGAAAACTAGAGAGTATTGCAGTTAATACTCAAGGAAGTGGTTATGCTAAACCACCTTTTGTATTACTCGACGGTGTTCCAAATAAAGCAAGAGCAATTCTTTCTGGATCTGTTGTTGAAAGATATGTTGTTGATACAAAAGATACGTTTAGAAGAACACCAGTTGTAGAAGTAACATCTGGCAGAGGAGCAGTTGTTCGTGCAATTGTTACTGGAGATAAGATTACATCTTTGGTTATTGATAACCCTGGCGAATACTATTCGTCCCCACCACTTATTAGAATTACAGACAAGAATGGAAAGGGAAGATTCGCGGATTATACATCTGTTGTAAACACAGATGGAAAAATTACTGGGTTTATCAAAAATGATGAAGGAACTTTCTACAATCAGAATACTGTAGTAGTTGATGTTATTCCTGTCGGTAAAGGTGCAACAGCAACTCCATTTTTGAAAGAATGGAATTTCAATAGATTTGAAAAGTTAAAAACCAATCTTGATTCCGAGTATGGATATGTTTTCAAGAATTATAATAACGTTTTAGAATATGGTTATGGACACGTAGCAAATCCAAAAGCACTCAGAGTTGCACTCAATGATAACTTGGGTCCTTCTGGGATCGAGCCATCCACAAAAGTGCATTCCCCAATTATCGGATTTGCTTATGATGGAAATCCAATTTATGGTCCTTTTGGTCATCAGAATCCTTTAGATCCACAGTCACCTATTGCTAGAATGACTTCTAGTTATTCTAGAAAAGGAACTAGGGCAGATGGTCCTTCTATGACGACATATCCATTGGGATCATTCACAAATGATTATGTTTATACTCATAAATCTGGGTCTCTAGATGAAAATAATGGAAGATTCTGTATTACTCCAGATTATCCAGAAGGGGTTTATGCTTATTTTATTACAATCGATAGTAATCAAGTACCACAATATCCATATATTTTAGGGGAAAATTTCTATTCACTTCCAGTTGAAAGTAATTATGCTTCTGACATCAATCAAAACGATATTCCAAAAAATTCAAAAAGGTTATTCGTTCCTGGTATGCCACAGAATGGAAGTGGTGTTGTTGCAGAAATTGCAGAAGTAAAATCTGGAACTGTCGATGCAATCAGTATTGATAGATCATCCGATAACTTTTCTGTTAATTCTAAACTGTATTTTGACAATAGAGGGACGGATGGATCTGATGCCGAAGCACTGGTAGAATCGGTAAAAGGAAAAGTAGTATCTTACCTCGATAGTTATGAAAACAAAGTAGTAAAACTAACTACGATTCAAAATGCATATCTCTTTACAGATGATACATTAAGACAACCATCGTCTGGAGCATCTGGAGTTATTGTTGGTGAAGTTAAAAACGACAATGTTGTTGTGTTAAAAAATGTTGTTGGCACTTTTGATAATACAGGAACATTTTCAGCAGACATCAAAACTTTCTTCATTCTTTTAGATCAAAAGAGTTCTTTTACAAAAGGTGCTACAATAAGCCTTACCGATGGTATAAATCCACCTATTGCCACTGCAGAAATCTTAAATGGAACTGCTGCTCAGAATGTAGTTGAAATTAAGGTTGAAACTGGAGATTGGTTACAATTTAACCAAGCGGATTACTTCTTACAATCAGATAATCTATTTGACACATCTGGAACCAGACCAGTTATCCTCACTTCTTTAAGCGATAATTTGGAACCATTTGAAGTAAATCAAAGTGTTGCTCTTATTGAAACAGCATCAAATCATGGTCTTGGAGTTGGTGATAAAGTCAATGTTGATATCTTCCCAGATGATGCATCTAAAACCAAGACGTACTATTTGAGAAAAAGATTATACCAGGATGTTGTATTAAAAGCACCTCAATTTAAGACTTCTATAAATGACACTGGAGTTGGAAGATTTCAAATTTTAAATGGTGGAGCTGGTTATACTCCAGGAACATATACTAATGTACCACTGACTGGTGGATCTGGAAGTGGTCTGACAGCTACTATTACAGTTTCCAATGCTGGTATTGTATCTTCAATACAACTTCAAAATGGTGGTAATGGATATAAAAAAGCAGATTACCTTGGAGTTGACGATGAATCTTTACAAAGATCTGTTAATTTTGGCAGCACTCAGAGGTTAGCATTATATGTTGATCATGTAGGATTTGCTTCTGGATCTACAAATCTCACTCTTGATAGTGTAACTGGTATCTCTGAAAATGATTTGATTTTTATTGGAGAAGAAATTATTAAAGTTTCTTCAATTGCAGGTAAAACTCTTACTGTTTTGAGAGCAAGAGAGAACACAATCGATGCAGATCACTATAATGGTCAAGAAGTATCTTTGTATAAACCAAGATACAATTTTGATGCGAATTTCCAAGTAGGATCTGGAATTGGTAGTGGATACATTGCTTCTTATGATTTAGAAACTCAAAAAGCAACTATTGTTTATGACTATTCCACATTAAAGGAAACGGCAAAAAATGTAAAGATAAGTACCACTTTCTTTGATAATAGTGTTCCTTCTAGATTGGTTTCTATTAGAACTGTAGATCCAATAGAATATAAATTTGAATTTTCAGAAGATAACGTTAATTATATTCCAAACCCAACTATAGAGATACAGGAATATTACAAATACAAATTTGACACATCACATTCATCACTAACTGGAACATATTTTGATTTGAGTCCTAGTAAAAATTATAATGTAATTACAACCGAGAAATTAGCATCCAACATTCTTCCTGGAAACCCTGGAGCATTTACAGATGTTAAATTTGGATTTGGACCAAGAATTGCTGGAAATAATTATCAGACAAAAACAGGAACGGATTTTACGAATTTCTACTATTTTGACAAAAAGGGAATCGTAGATTCGGATGGAAAATATCTAAAGATCATCACAGATCCACTTCAAGGTGAAAAGGTATTAAATTATGTTACTCCAAACAGATTTGTATATAATATTGTAGATCCGCCCCTTTGGGACGGATCTGGTTCAATCACATATACTACTACTGGACAATTTGCAGTTGGTGAATTAAATTCCATCAAGATTACAAATCTTGGATTAAATTATAAAAAAGTTCCAGTTATTGCTGGCATTGATCCAAACCAAAACTTTAAAGCAAAAGCTACAGTTTTATTTGATGCTGCAACTAGCACTATAACTGGAGTTTCATTGGATGATAAAGGATCAAACTACACAAATCCAAAAGCAGTTATTATAGATGGTGATGGAATTGATGCAACATTTAATTTGGTTGTTAGAGATGGAAGTATTTTCTCAATTACTATAGGTAACCCAGGAAGAGGATATACATATGCTCCTACTATTGAAATTGTTGAGGGTGATGTAGAGGCATATGTTGATAGCTCAACTATAGGTATTCCACAAAGTATTAATATCATAAGAAATGGTGGGGCATTTCATTTAGATAAGACAATATCTTCCAAATTTGAATCGAAATACACAGTTTCTCTCAAGAACTTTAGTGGAAATTTCCAAAGAGGGGAAACTGTTATCCAGAAAATTGGTCAAACAGAAATTTCTAGATCAACAGTATCTGAATGGAGACTTGGATCTAATCTTCTCAAACTAGAGAATATTAGAGGTATCCTTAGAGAAGACATTGCAATTGAAGGATTGGTGTCTCGTGCAAATGGAAATGTGAAGGCAGTATATGCTACCACCTTTGCAGAGAGCATAACTGCTTTCTTTGACAATGTTGGATATTACAAATCTGATAAAGGAAAACTTGGTGTATCAAATCAAAAAATTACCGATAGCTTTTTCTATCAGGACTATTCATATGTAATTAAGTCTAAGACTCCTATCGAACAATGGAGAGACTTAATCAAGTCAACAACTCATCCAGCTGGATTTAGACTATTTGGGCAAGTTGATATTGAAGCTTCTGCACAAGTTGAAATGCCAGTAGAGATGCCAAAAGCATCGCACTATAGTGTAATTCAACTTTGGGATCCAAACAAAAATAAAATAACGGTAGAAAATACCAGAAGGACAATAACTCAAACTATCCAGAAGATAGAGAACCAAAGAATCCGAAAAGGAGTTGGATCCGCTGCTACATCAGAGTTTAATTTCAATGAATCTCGTGCATTCACATTTACACTCAATGGATCTTTTGATGGATATTATGATTCAAATGGCAGATTGCAAGGAACAACGACTTTCCAGATACTAGACGATCAAGGATTCCCATTCTTCCCAGCAAGTTCTAAGAATTTGATTGTAACTCTGGATGGAATTCTTCAAGAACCAGAAGTAGCATACACTATTTCTGCAGATAATATCATTTTCTCCCAACCACCACTTGGACCATATCAGAAACTGACTGGCAGTACATTAACAGCTCTTACTCCATATGCTGGCGTTACTTTCTACGGTAGATATTTTAGTTTCAAAGATAGTCAATATAATACAAGGTACTTTAAAAAGATTAGAAACATCTTCCAGAGAAATGGAAGATGGTTGGATGCTGCTAATCAAATTGAAAGAAACAGAAGTTTCATCGTAGAGGAATCTATTGGTTATGGAAGATCAAAGTATCCATCACTAGATTGGAGCACCAAGCAAGATGATTATGAGAGAGATCTGGGATATATTCTTGATGCGTATCAACATGATATTAGATTTGGTGGTAATGTAAAGACTGTTGATTATGTTTCTTTCTTTAATCAAGATACTGATTATGATTATATCACAGACAACAAAGTTCAATCACTGAGCATATTTAAGTATGCCACCAACTTGGCAAAACTTTCCGTTAGAAATTGGGATGTTGTAGAAACTGGAGTATCTTATATTCAAGGATCTAAAGTAGTTATAGTACAAGATACTAATAATCTTGCTGTTGGTATGCATATTAGTTCTGGGAGATCATACGCTCCAGGAACAAAGATTGTTTCTATTGATAGTGCTACTCAAGTTACATTGTCACATGCTGCTCTTGCTAACTCTGGTGGTGGTGGTGGAGCTCCTGATGGAACTACCACATATAGTGGAACAAGCGGTGGTAATGTTACTGCTCCTACAAATACTGTTGCTATTGAGCCAGGTGATACTTTTGCGGTTGAACCAGGAGATACTTTTATAGCTCCAGTATCATTCTCTGGATCAGATACGGCAACATTCTTCTTCAGCGGAATCAACAGTGGAACGTTCTATGATGCTGCCAATTTAATCTCATACAATAAAGAGTATCTACAAGAAGAAATCAGTGGATATATCTATGACAACTATACCCTATCCACAGATGTAAGCAAGTGCTATAGAGATCTTGGTTACCTAGTTGATGCTATCACATACCATTTAAAATTTGGTGGAAATGAGAAGGTTGTAGAGTTTGCAAGACTTTACTATACAAATGCTGGATATCCATATGGAGAGGAACTAACCTATATTAATAGAACTGCAGAAGAAACTGCTGCTGCTATTGATGCATGGGAAAAACTTGGAGAGAAGATGATTCTTGCCATGAGGAATTCTCTTGGCGCTGGAGCATATACAGCAATTCTTCCAGTTACAGATACTTCAATTGCTGTTGATCCAGTTTCACCATATTGTTCCGAAGTGGCATCTGCTATCAACTCTTATGTTGATATAGTCAAGGATATTCTTGCAAACGGAACTGGTGCTGTAGATTCAGTTGGAATCAACGCTACCAAACCTGGATATTGGACTGATACAAAACCATCTATTGATTATAATCTAATCCCAGATCCTTCAAAACCAGGAACAGGTGAGTGTGATGATGTTGTCTCTGCAATTGATTCTCTTTATGATAATGTTGATGATGTCCTTGCAGAACTATTGGTTGCAAAAAATCTCCCAGATTATGTCGACGGAGAAAATAAAGTATTTGAGTTGTATTGGGATGATGATACAGAGGTTTCTACAGAAGAAGATGAAGATCTATTCTTAATGATCAATGCTGTTCTTCAAAGACCTAAGTACAATGCAGAATACCCAGGTGGTGATGCATACTATATTGATAGAAACACGATTCCAAATAAACTAGTCTTTGATGTTGCTCCAATTTGGGACCAAGATTTTGGTGCTAAGAGCATTGGAGAACCAACTGCTGTGGAGAAAGTGGTCGGTATTGGTGTTGGTAACTATAAGAGACTAACAATTGACTATAATCTTGTCAATGGAGTTAAGACTGGACCATTCCTAATCCTTGATGTTGAGGACAAAACAGTTCAGAGTGTTGAAGAGAAGGAATATCTGTATGTCTTCTTAGATGGTGTTTTACAAAGAGAAGGATATAGCTACATTGTTTCTGGTCCAAATATCTATTTCAATGTTCCTATTAAGAAGGAAATGAAGATTGATATGAGATATCTCTATGGTAGAGATGTCGGACAGATCCTAAACATTTATGATTTTGCTCCAGATACCTATTTTGCTACTGGTACTTTTATTATAGAGTCTAGTTCATCATTGATTAATGATTATTTGAGCTATAGATGGATGGGAAATCTTTCTGGATTTGGAGTTCATTGTTGGCAACAAAGACCAGATGGAACTTACAACGTAATTGGAAAACTTACCAATCCATATAGAACTTCGTCTGAAATCAAGTTTGATGTTGTAAGATCTCAGAACGCAACTATTATTCCTGGATTAGATATTGTATTTGCTGTTGAGGGCAGATATTCAAGAACATTCACTCTCCCAACATCAGAATTTACAAATGCAACTTTAACATTAGAAGTTGATGAATTTGGAAGAAAGATACTTTCAAGTGAAGATGCTTATTGGTATGGAACTTTCTTCAGAAGATTCCACAAAAATCCTTTCGTAAGCCTATCTAATGGCGACAAGATCCGCGTAGAAGGAGAAGATAAATTCAGAAGTATTAAAGTTCTCCCGCAAAAAACCACATCAAAAGATGGCAGAGATGGAGAGCAACTATCAGATGACATATATGGATCTGTTGAGGTAGAGACTTATAATGGTATTACTCGCGGAGAAGGTCTCAGTGTTGTTGCAACTATTGAAAATGGAAGTGTTGTTTCTCTATCTTGGAACCAACGCAGCTGGGATCCACTGACTCAACCAACAGCATATCAGTATTTTACACCACCTGTTCTTGAATTTGTTCCAGAAAATGGAGATGGCGGCGGCGCAAGAGCCGAAGTAATAGTAAGCAAAGGTCAGGTTATCAGTGTTGATCTTCTTGATGGTGGTTCTGGATACACCAAGGCACCGAAGGTTGTTGTTGCCAGAAGATATGAAATTCTTAATGAGAGAGACATTGGTGTATCACTAATTCGCGTGGGAATCAATCCATACGTTGAACATGCTGGAATGATTGTTACATCAACTATTGATACTCTTGGCAATCAAGTTTCTGGAATTAATACATTTACATCAATCGTCTTTAGTAGTCCAGTTGATGCATCAAGAAAAATTACTGCCCAAATTCAGTTAATTGAAGCCACAGGCAGCGAATTACAAAGAGCAGGGGCAGAATTTTTAGGAATTCGAGATGATGATGCAGATAACGTACAAGTAATTGATCTATTTACTGCGACCAATCAATATATCTCACAAATTTCTGGTCGTGTTGCGGATATTATTTCAAACTCTATTGTAACTGCTAGCAGACAAATCACCACCACTGTAGATGTGTTACTACAGAATGATGCCTTGTCAAATATCAATTACTATGAGGTTGGTGCATATCTTGATATTGATCTTGGTCTCACAGACACTATTGTTTATATTCCAGATACAACCAAATTTAAATCAAATGGTTATCTATTGATTGGAAATGAAGTTGTTCGCTACATGCGTAAGCTGAATGATCGTTTCCTCAAGGTAGAAAGAGCACAAAATAACACAACAGCACAGTTCTGGGCTGCAGGAACATTTATCAGGCAGATTCCAAATCCAGTATCTGTTGCATTTGGAGGCGTTGCTGTTATTCATTCCGATGCTTCTGTAAGCATGGTTGGTGCTTTTGCTGGGGTTGGAGCAGCAGGAGATGGACAAGATAGAGTTCGCTATCAACAAATAGAATCTCCAAGTGTGACTGTTGTATCAACTTCCAGAGTAATTACTGCAGAGATACAACCAGAAATTAATATTCAGTCTATAACAGAAACATATAGTTTTGTAAAATATAGGTTAGAGACTTCCGTTGATAGTATTAAATCAATCATTGTTTCTCATGAAGCAACTGAGACAAGAGCAGAAATTCAGTCTGTTCAATCTCAGTTTGTAGTTCAAAGAGCAGCAACAGAATTGGTATTGACACCACCACCTTCTGGTATTATTGATAGATATGAAGAAAGTGTTTACATAGATGATCCAATCAAAACAAGATTGAATGGATTTGTAGATATTCTCAATGATTATGGTGTCGTTCAAAGAAGTTCAAATATAATTTATGTTTCCAACTCCATATTTGGAAGCGGTAGTGAATATTTTGGAAACTACACTAATTCAAATGCTGGATATGTTATTAAACATTTTGATGGAATATTTGACGATGGATTTGCTAATGTATCTGGATTGTCAATTCAAGAGATTACTACGTACTTCTCCGCATTAACTCTTCGTGATTTTACGGAAAGAAAAAATTCTCAATATACTCTTTCTGGCGCTAAATTTAATTTATTGCCACCATCAATACAAAATCCAGTCAGTATTAGTTCTTCTTCTGGAACAATTGTTGGATCAATATCTGTGCAATCAACAACATATTTCCCCGAGGAAGGATATCTATTCAGTTCTGGTGGAACAGTCATTCAATATACAGGTAAAACATCAACAACCTTTGACGGATGTACATTGCATAAAGGACCAGACTTGATCACTGCTGGTGATGAGTTGGTTCCATATTCAATTTCCTAAATATTGCTATAAATATAAATAACTCAGGCACAAACACTACGTCGGAAAAAACCAATGGCTGCTATTATCTCTGATAAGTTTAGAATTTTTAATGCGAAACAATTTCTTGAATCGCTAACTGAGGGTGCTACGGATACTAGCGCCGAGCGTTCCAGAATGTATTTCTTTGTGGGTCGCCCACAACCCTGGAAAGCGTACTTAGAAGTTTATTCTAAGTCGGCAACCAACTTTACTGTTGGCAACGAAGTTTATGTCGGAACATATGGATCAACAGCGTTCCGTGCCACAGTTTCTGCCGTTTATGATAGTGCCCTCCTCCTAACCGACATTTTTGGCAGCAACGGTGTTAATTCTGCTCCTTCTTTAGGCAGCACTCTAAAAGAGACAGCAGACGGTGGTGTTAGTGATACTGCAGCCACAGCAACCACTGGTGTCTATCGCTACGCTACTGAAGATGTGCCACCACTTCCTCTTGATAACCAAAGAGAGAAGATCGCTCTTTACGACGAAATTATTGCTGCTAAGCGCGTTACTGATGCATATGCAAGAACAGTTGTTCGTCGTTATAATTGGGATCTAGTTGCAAATCCTAAGTTTGACATGTGGAAACCTGATTACTCTGCTACTCCTGGTGGTGGCGGTCAAATCGGTAAGCAAACCGCGACTGGTGCAGACAACATTTCAGATGCTAAGTTCTATGTAATGAACTCTTCATATGAAGTATTCAAGTGCCTCTATAATGGTGAGAATCCTTCAAACACAACTGGACAGAATGCAACTGAAGAACCATTAACTACTGGTGCTAACTATGATGCTGGTACTGGTCTCTACACCGAGACAACAGGTGCTGGTTACATCTGGAAGCACATGTACACTATCCCAACTGACGATGTTCTGAAGTTCCTTTCTTCGGATTTCATGCCAATCGTTCTCCCATCACAACCTTCTAGAGTGGCAGTTGCTGGTCTTGCAGTTCCTGGTGCTGTTGATGTTGTTTTAATTGAAGATGCGGGCAATAATTTACCAGCATCTCAAACTCTTTACACAGGCATCAAGGGAGATGGAACTGGTGGTGTAATTGAGTTTGTTACAGATGGTACTGGAAGCATTACTTCCGCATCTGTTGTTGCTCGTGGTTCTGGTTACACTTATGCCAATGTTCTCCTTGGAAACGGTAATTTATTCTCAAACCAAGCACTGTCATCCGCTGTTGCAACTCCAGGTGGAGCAACTGGAGCTCTAGAAGTTGTAATGCCTCCTCAAGGTGGTCATGGTTCAGATCACGAGATCGAACTAAATGGTAAGCGTGTTATGACGAATATTCGTCTAACTTATGCGGAAGGTTCTGGAGACTTCCCAGTTGATAACGATTTCCGAAGAATCGGTATTATCAAGGATCCATACAACTATGGAACCACAACATATTCAACTTCAGATACTTTATCTGGTCTTCGTGCAATCAAGATTACTGGAGCATCTGCAGACTTTATTCCTGATGAAACTATTTCACAAACAGTAAGTGGTGGAACCGCATATGGAACAGTTGTTTCTTGGACCCTAGATTCTGGTTCAACAACTGCTGGTGTTCTTAAGTATATCCAAACCAATGATGCACACACAGATCAAGGTGTAGTAAGAGCTTTTGCAAGCAACGGTGCTAATGCAATCTCTGGCGGACTCTCTGCTGCTTCTGGTAATGTCGATACTGGATATGCAAATACACTTCTAGGAGCAACATTTGCTGCTGGTCTAGCAACTCCAGAAATTGAAAACAACTCTGGAGATGTAATTTACATTGAAAACCGTCGTCTAATCACCCGTGCTCCTGACCAGATTGAAGATATCAAACTGGTTATTGAGTTCTGATTCAAACAAAAGATTATTAAGTCCCCTGAGAAATCAGGGGATTTTTTTTATCTCTACTAAATACTAAAGACTGGATACTAGTATTTGGCGGAGTACGATGCCTCAGAAGACTAACCTTAATGTAAATCCTTATTATGAGGACTTTGACGCGAATAAGAATTTTTATAAAATTCTATTCCGTCCAGGATACTCTATTCAAGGTAGAGAGTTAACACAACTACAATCAATCCTTCAAAATCAAGTAGAAAGTTTTGGAAGATTTGCATTTAAACAAGGTCAATTGGTTATTCCAGGTGAAGTTTCACTTAACACCAAACTTGACTATGTTAAACTGTCATCTGTAACTGAGGTAGCAGTAAATGATGGAAATGATATTGTTTATAAAAAATATGATATTACCCAGCTGATTGGGCAAACTCTGAGAGGTATAACCTCTGGGGTTAGAGCAACCGTACTGACAGCAAATTTAGCAACCGCAAATTCTGCTGATACGTTGTACGTAAACTACTTAAACAGCGGTAATTCAAATACAGAAGAAACTTTTAGACAGGGTGAAACTTTAGAAGTTATTAATGGTGTTAATACTCCTTTGATGGTTGTTGGAACAGATGGAAGTGTTCTCCCAACAAGTATCAGTGTAAAAGATCCAGAATCTGGATTGATTACATCATTAGAAAGTCCAGCAATGGGTTATGGATCTGCCGTAAAGGTAGAAGAAGGAATTTATTTTGTGAATGGTTACTTCGTTCGCAATGATGAACAACTTTTGGTAATTGATGAATACTACAACAAACCATCCGCCAAAGTCGGATTTACTATTGTTGAAGAGATTATAACTCCAGAGGAAGATTCAAGTCTATATGACAACGCTATTGGATCTTCAAATTATACAGCTCCTGGAGCACACAGATTAAAAATTAGTCTGGCGTTGAAAGAATTTTCATTAGATGCAATAACAGATAAAAATTTCATTCAGTTACTTACTGTATTAAAGGGCACTGTTCAGAGAAAAATTGCTGCAGCAGATTATACACTTTTAGAGCAAACTCTGGCACGTAGAACTTTTGATGAAAGTGGAGATTATGTAGTAGAAAATTTCTCTGTTGATATCAGAGAATATGCCCAACAGAACAGCAATATGGGCATATATTCTGTAGATGAATTTGGTTTATACAATGGATTAACTCAAGCAGAAGCATCCAAAAAAATGGTTGCTAGCATTGGTCCAGGTAAAGCATACATTAAAGGTTACGAAATTGTAAATAAAGAGACTAAGTATCTTGAGATCAATAAGGCAAGAGAGAGTCTAACAAGCGACAACGTAACAATAAAAACAAAAGGACTTCCAACCTACACTATTTCTAATGTTTATGGTAGTGTTCCACTAAACAAAGAAGGATCACAATTAACAGCATATCCAACGGTATACCTATACAATCTTTTTAATGATGGGTATGTCGGTTTAAATGGAACTGAGTCCAATACAAATTATCGTCAAACAATTCAAAGAAGAGGTTTATTCTTTGATTCAAATACAGCTATAAAAACAATAACGTTGAATATAGTTGATGTCAATATTCCTATTACATCTATCTCTCCAGATGAGCTCGAAACTACGTTTGCAAAATTATGGTATGTAAAAACTAGAGCTGGTACTAATGTTGTTTCTAGTGTAGATGTTCTTTCATATACTAAAGTATTCAAACCACTAATAAATCCTGGCACCACAGAGGAATCAAAATTCCTTGAGGTAACTGTTGCTGGTTTAAAGTCGGATCTTGAAAATGTATTCAAGGACTATGATGAGAGTTCCGATAACAAGAGGAGAAAATTATTCTTGACCCAGAATGATGCTCTTGGTGATGAAAAGGAAGGACTATCTTCAACAATATTTGCATACATTGTTGATTATAGCGATAGCATTACTCCTGTAATTGGAACTGCAAAACCAAGTAATTTTTACTTGCAGCGTAGAGGGGATGGATTTAATCCAGATTCAGATGTTGTAATTTCCAAAGGAATTCTTCCACAGGGAACAGAGGCATACAATGCTTCCTTCGGATTTTCATATTTTGATCCCCAATTCTTCACAAAATTAAAATTAAATTCTACCCCACCACAAGGATCTTATGCTGTTGGTGTCTATGTGTATGGATTAACCAGTGGTGCTTACGGTGTTGTTGAAGGTGCTCCAGGTGGTGTATATTCAACTGGAAATCTTTTATTCGTCAAAACTCTTTCTGGAAAATTTGTTCCAGGTGAAACAATCAGAGACGAAAAAGGCAATCTAGTAAAAATTGCCCAGGAAAATACAATTTCGCATTTCATTGTTCAAAATAGAGGTCTAGGATATCCAACTACTACCAAGATCATTATTGATGGTGTAACTTATGATTCTTCTCAGTTCGAAGTAAATACTATTGCTACTGGCGTCTATAAAATTTCCATCAACGATACTTCTGCGCTTGTTCAATATTCAAAACCTCCAGTTGTTACTTTTGATACTGGATCTGCAAATCCAACAGAAAGTGCTTCCGTTTTACCTATTCTCAATAAGAACTCAGTAACAACATATACACCACAAAATGTAAAATCATTTGGTGCATCATATGGATCTGGGAACGAGAATAAATTTACAGCAGATGTTATTGCTGATAGCAGAACATTTTCAGATATCACCCCCATCACAGATTTTACTTTCTTTGGTTTAAAAGGAACAAAGTTCTTAGAATCTACTAGTTTTAGTGCTGATGCAAGTCCTGTTGTTCAACAGGGAGATTTGGTTCAATTCTCTGATGCATCGAATAATACAATTAGAGCAATTGTTCAATATGCAACCAGTCCTAGCGGATCATCAAAGACAAGAATTTATTTGGATGAAACCCTATATGACGATGTAACTGGAACAACCGTCGTTCGTTTGCGTCCAAAAGTAGCAAATTCTAATGCTGGAACACTACTATTTCCAACTGGTAGTAAGCAGGTATCAAAAATTTCTGCTGGATCCGAAGATAGCAAGATCAAATATTATTTCCGCAGAGATTTTGTAACTAGTGGTTCAACTGATGGCGGTTTAATCACGTTTGCTGCTCAACTTCCATTTGGAACACAAAGATTTGCAGCATTTAATGAAAACAACTATATTATTACTGTGCTTAATAAGAATAGTGCAGACTTGGTAGAAACTGGAGACATTATATACATTGATCCAGATTTTGTTACTATTTCTTCATCCACTGATACAGCAAGTGGTCTAACAGCTGGAAGCATTGAATTCGAACTTCCAAAATCATACTTCACAGCAAATTACGAAGGAGTAGCAAATTATGTTGCTCCAGATCTTAAATTGACAGCAACTCTCGAAGTTACTAATGCAAAACCAAGATTAAAAACCGCAGTTAGAAATAGAAGAATTGTTGTCAGTTCTGCTGGCGATAGAGTCCTTCCGTTTAGAGGAACAAATTACGATAGTGATAGTGTAGAAATACTATCATACTCAGATGCCTTTAAATTGAGATATGTTTATGAAGGCACAAGCACACAACCACCAGAGATCGATAGAGCTGGAAATTTAGTATCGGGAACCGATGTTACAAATAGATATACATTTGATGATGGTCAGAGAGATACAATTTATGATGTTTCTAGAATCATAATTAAACCTGGATTTGAACCAGCAGTAGGTCAATTAGTGATTGCATTTGATTATTTCGAACAGTCTCAGGGAGACTTCTGTACAATTGATAGCTATCTACACGAGTCTGGCGTAACTGAAGATGAAATTCCATCATTCAATTCTTCTGTACTAGGAAATGTTGATCTAAAAAATCTTATTGATTTTAGACCAAAAGTTAATAGTCAAACAATTATTGCTGGATTCCAGGATACATCTTCTCTTGAAGTTACAAGCAGCAATTTCTCTGGAGCTGGAGCGGTTGTTGCAAGTACGCCTGCCCCAGATATAAATCTGGAATATACATTCTCATTCAGTCAAGTTCAATACCTTGATAGAATTGATGGCATTTTCTTGAATAAGAATGGGGAGTTTGTTGTTAAGGAAGGCAATTCTTCTTTGAATCCATCCAAACCAGATCAAATTAAAGATGCTATTCCTTTGTTCTATGCATATATTCCAGCTTACACTAATACAAGCAGAGATGTAAGAATCACTCCAGTTGAACATAAGCGTTATACAATGCGCGATATTGGTAAATTGGAGAAGCGCATTGAGCGCCTGGAATATTACACAACTCTTAGCATCCTTGAGCAACAAGCTTTAAACATGCAAGTTAAGGATGATATTGGATTGGATAGATTCAAGTGTGGATTCTTTGTAGATAACTTTGAAGCACATAAAGTTGGAAATCTTGTTTCTGCTGATTATAAGTGCTCTATTGATAGTAAGCAATCTGTTTTACGCCCACAATCAAAAGAAGACTCTTTAAAACTAAAAGAAGTTTATACCAGACAAGATCAGAGATCTGTAGCAGGATATCAAAAATCAAAAGATATTGTTACTCTTCCATATTCTCCCGTGAGATTACTTGGAAATGACTTTGCTTCAAAAACAATCAACCCAAATCCATTTGTTGTATTCCAATATGTTGGAGATGGTAAGATTTCTCCAGAGATCGATCAATGGTATGATCAATCTATTGATCCCCTGGTTGTGGATACAAATACAAGCATCTTTAACATTTTCTTAGCCAAGGATGATTCCAAGGAAAGTTTTGCGAGCCTCCATAATTCATTTATCGTTAATTGGGTTGGAACTTCTCCTTCATTCACTTCTATTAATTCTCTAGGAGAATCAAATAGTGCAAATGCAAGATCAACGGTGAGTGCTGCTTCAGTTGGAAGTTCTTCTAACATTAGTCCACAAAATAACGAGATTGGTAAGGGAGTCCAGTCAAAGTCTGTTGGAGAAAATATTGTTTCTACCTCTCTGCAATTCTTTGCTAGAACTCAACCAATCAAATTCGTAATTGGAAGATTAAAACCAAACACCAAAGTTTCGGTTTTCCTAGAAGGAAGAAATATTAATCGTTGGGTAAATCCAGATCTTAGATTTACTGGAACTGCTGCAAATTCACTATCTGCTTTTAATGGCGATATTGTAACTGACGAAAGTGGAAATGCTAGTGGTCTAATTCTTTTACCTGCTGGATATCCACCAAAAGAAAATGCCACTTGGACTGGTGATATTGGAACTGTAGATTATGACACATCGGCAGAGGAATTGAGATTTACTGTTGGTACTTTGACTTTTAGATTTACTTCAAGTTCCGTAGATGCATCTAAGGAGACCGTAGATACCTATGCGGAAATTAAATATTATGCTACTGGAATTCTTCCAGAAAATCCAGCAGGTATTGTTTCCACCAAACCTTCATATTTCAAATCAAATGAAGGTGTCCAGTTTGTGGATAGCAACACTGATAATCCATTAAGACCAAACCCACTGGCACAAACATTTAGGGTTGAAAATTATGATGGTGGATTATTTGTTACTGGAGCTGATCTGTATTTTAAAACTAAGAGTGCTGAAGTTCCTATCAAAGTATATCTGACAAATGTAGATTATGACAAACCTGGAAAAAATATTATCCCTGGAACAGAAGCAACTCTTACTCCTTCAACATATCTAAAATGTTATGCAAATGGTAATGCTAATATTACCCTTGGAGAATATGTTATTGGAACTAGTTCTGCTGCCTCTGGACCAATCTCTGCCGTTTATGACAAAAACGGTGTTGAATTAACTCCAACCTCCACTGGCATTTATTCTCTAACCAATGAGCAGGTTTATACTCTTGTTCTAAGTAACCATAATGGCAGATCTTTCTCACAAAATGAAGATTTGGAGATTCCTTCAGTAACACTGGCAAATGCTCTTAGTGGAACTAATATTAAAATAACAATTGCTAAGGATAGTGGAAAACTTTCTGATATTAGAATTACAAATCCTGGAGCAAATTATGATAGCGCAGTCTTAACAATTGAAAGTCCCCAACTTCCTGGTGGTTCTGTTGCTACTGCAAGAATTAATGTTTCTGGTGGCAAGATTTATAATGCCGAGGTTTCTATTCCTGGATATGGATACACCGAAGCACCAGCAGTAGTCATCAAAGGCGTCGGAAATGGCGCTGGAGGATGCACAATTGAAACCTTCATAGAGATTGATACCCCCGCAGTTAGAATGGGCGTAGCGACTGATTTCGAGGGTCTCACGCAATCCACAACACCAACTCAATTTAAGTTTGATCACCCAGTATATCTACAAAATGATACAGATTATGCTCTAGTTGTTGAGACAGACTCGATTGATTATGAAATGTGGGCTTCTAGATTGGGAGAAACAGATCTCTCCACCAGCACTGTTATCACATCACAACCATCTCTTGGATCTGTTTATAAATCACAGAATACAGAGAATTGGACTGAGGATATTTTTGAAGACATTAAGTTCTCTCTATACAGAGCAGAGTTTAATATTACAAGACCAGCAGAATTGCTGCTTAAAAATGAAAATCTTGGATATGAGAAATTAAATCCAAATGCATTTGAAACAAATGCATCCTCTGATTCGATTGCTACATCAAAATTATTCAAGAATAATAATAGTGTGGTAAAAGTAAGTCACAGAGACAATGGTTTCGAAGATGGTGGTAAATCTTATGTGTTCTTCAGAACAGTTTCTGATGTGGGTGGAATTACCTCGGAAGTATTGAACACAAACTTGTTTGAAGTTACAAACAGTGGATTGGATTCTTACAATATTAGAACTATTACAAAAGCTTCCCAAAGCACATTTGGTGGTGGATCCAATGCCTATGCGACTTATAACAGAAAATTTGAAACTCTGTATCCACAAGTTCATTACTTAACTGTTACTGGAACAAAATTAGACACTGCAGTAAAGACTACTAATATTATCCCCGTCGATTCCTCTACCCAGAACTACAGTTCTTATTCACAAACTGAATACGAAAAAACATTCTTGAACGAACCACACTATTTTGACAATCAAAAAGTAATTGCATCTGAGATCAATGAGACACTCAATAATATCAATAGATCACTTACATACAAGATGACACTATCATCTACTGTTTCATATTTGTCTCCAGTAGTTGATCTATCCAGTGCTTCCCTCAAGACTGTCACAAACAGAATTGAAAATGGCAACGGACAAGAAAATAGATATGGTAGAAGAAATCAGATTCTTGAATTTTATCCAATATACACTTTCTCACTAGCTACATCAACTATTGGTGTAACTTATACAAATCTACAGAGTATCAAGGGAAAAACATCACAAGCTACAGGTTCAATTGTTAAGGTGGATGGTAGCAACGTTTGGGTTAAACTTTCAACAAAGCAAGGTTTTGTAAATGGGGAAGAGGTAGAACTAACTCAGTCTATTGCAAATCCTGTCACAGTTGGTTCTATTCCAACTCCAATTACACCTACTATCAATAGTTCTACACAATCTCCTGCTGGTGAGTCAATTACTATCGTTGCTCGCAATCCAGTTGAATCCAAGATTCTGGAAACCTATGATAATAGAATCACTGGCAAATCTATCATTTGGAATAAGACATCTAGAGAATTAACTCTACGAACAGATATTAATCCAATTAACGATAACTATACTGCCAGAATCATTGATAATAATTTATATGCCAGAGCAAACGAGGTCACAGATCAAATTGCTGATATTTTCCGTGTAGGTGATATCATTTCATATCCAAATCAACCAAATGACGAAGCATTCTTCATGGAGGTTTCCAAGGTTACATATAGTAATGGTGTTGATTTTGTTGCAGAAGACACATCTAAAAATAGTTCTTCTGTTGCAAAATATGTTACCAAAGAGGTATACATTAATAATGCAGCAACAGCGATTGATGTTCATCTTCTTGCCAACGTGAAAGACATCTCCAACATCCAAGTTCTCTACAAGTATAAGAGAGCATCAAGTCAGGAGAATTTTGAAGATTCGGAATGGTTCTACTTTAATGATAACGGACAACCAGATTCATACGAGATTGCTACTGCTGAAAATACTATTTCTAGTATTGTTGAGAAGCAGTCTGCGTATCAGGATCTTAAGTACAGTGTTGCTGACCTTCCAGAATTCTCATCTTTTGCGATCAAGATTGTTATGAAGGGTGTTGATCCAGCATATGTTCCTAAGATCCAAGATATCCGAGCTGTTGCAGCTTTCTAAGTTCCGCGTATGTCATACATCAAAGTTGAAGGGCATGATGGTCTCGTCAGAGATGAGACCACAGGTGCTATCTTGAATTACGACAGTTCTGCTATAGAAGCCAGGCGTAAATTGAAACACCTCAATTCCGCGCTTGAAGACATAAATATGTTGAAGAATGAAATCTCTGAAATCAAATCACTACTTAGAGAGCTAATCAAAAATGCCAGCAATTAATGTCGCTAGAACTGATACCTTTGAACAGCAAAGGGTAAAGATCAATCAGATTGGAGACCAAATTTTTAATGTTACTGCTGGTGGAAGTGACCTATCTACTGGCAATCTAAAACTTGGTGATGGTACTATTCCACAACCAAGTTTAGCTTTCGTATCAGATGGATCATTAGGAATCTATAAAGCAGGTTCTGGCACTATTGGATTTGTTAGTTCTTCCAAAAAGTTATCAGATATTTCATCTGAATCTGTAAAATATTACAGAGATTTTATATTAGAAAAAAATTCATTAGATACTCTTTTTACTTCTATTATAGACTCTGGAAGTAATTATGATGCTGGAGGTTATCAAGATATTCCAGCTATTGGTGGAACTGGTGATGGAGCAACATTATCTATTACAGTCGATGGATTTGTTGGTTCTATTACAAATAGCGGATCTGGTTATACTTCTGGTACATATCAAAACGTTTTGTTATCTGGTGGATCTGGCACTGGAGCTGAATTCAATTTCACAGTTTCTGACGTTTCTGGTATTATTACAAACGGCGGATCTGGATATCTTCCTGGAAATTATACTAGTGTAAATCTTACGGGTGGAACTGGAACTGGAATTCAAGCAAATATTACAGTATCAGATTATTCATTTGATGTGACAGGAGGAAGCAACTATCCTTCTGGCACTTTCAAGAGCGTTTCGCTAACTGGAGGATCTGGAACAGGATTCAAAGCAAATTTACTTGTTTCTGGTGGAGCAGTACAAGGATTTGCTGGTGTTTTCAGTAGTGTTTTAGTAAGTGCTGGATCTGGATATCAGGTTGGAGATATCCTCACATACAACTTCCCAACTGGAATTACACAAACTTTCACAGTTACAGCTGGCGGCGGAAAATATTATTTGGATGGTGTCATTGCAAATGATTTTGCAATGCTGCGTGGTAATACTTACATTTTTGATGCAAGTGATTCGTCTGCAGCAAATCACCCAATTTTCATTGGATCTGCTCTAAATGATAACAACAGTATTTTGGGATCAGCAGATGGAGTTACATATGAACTAGATGGTATAGTTGTAACACCACAAGACTACCTTGCAAATTATTCATCATCTACTACAAGAGTTGTTACATTTGTTGTACCAGCAAATCCAAACAATAATCCAGTATATTTGAATTGCGCCCTCCATCCAGATATGGCTGGATCAATAGATTTAGTTACTGCTACAACAGGAAGTAATTTCTCACTTCAAATTACCCAATTAGGTGGAGTTATATCGGATGTAACTATCACAAATACAGGAAATGGTTATACATTTGGCGACGTTCTTGGAGTAAATCCCGCTGATATTGGTGGGTCTGGTTCTGGATTTGTTTTTAGTTTATCTGGTAGTTTTGGAACAATTGATGAGATTACGAATATTCCAGATTTTGGAACTGGTTATCAAATTGGAGATGTTCTAACTCTTCCCCCAGCTGTATCAAATGTATCTACTTATGCAAGAGGAACATTAGATTTTCTTGGCATCAACTTAGTATCAAATGCAGAAGTAACCTCTATCACTTACTCTGGATCTGCTCAAGGTGGCGCCACAGTATATTCGAATATAACTCCAACAAGAATTAGTGGAAATGGTACTGGTCTTGTAGTTACCGTTACTGTCACAACTCCTGCTGGAAACCCAACTTATGCCAGTGTAGATATTGTAAATCCTGGATCTGGATATAGACAAGGAGATCAACTCAAAATATTAGGTTCCTTACTGGGAGGAGCTGATAATGGAAATGATTTGAATATTTCTGTAGCATCTATTCAACCATGCAATCCACAAATCAATGTTGGTGATACTACTGGTATATCTCCTGGAGATTCCGTAGATGTAATTCAAAATGTAAATAACCAAGGACAAGTTGCTGGTGGATCAACAGTATTGAGTGTTGATAGTGCTTCTCTAATTACTTTAGATATAGCACCACCAACACCTGGAACTGTAGATATTAGAATTACAAATCAAAATCTCACCCATCTAACTGTACCAGATTCATCCCTAATTAAGGTTGGATTCTCTGTAGTAAAAGTAAGTGGATCTGGTGAAATTTTTGTTGGATCTTCTGTAACTTCTATTATTGATGCAACTACAGTTGCTATGGGTCTCCAACCATCAACTCCTGGTCCAATTGTTGTCAATTTTGAACCAACATATGGAAACGGATCTGGTTTTTCCTATACAATCACTGATGTTGGTGTTGTTTCGGATGTAAGTATCACTGATGGTGGAAATGGATATTCACCTGGAGATATTCTGGAAGTTTCCAGTAACTTACTAACATCCCCAATAGAATATCTTGTAACTAACGAGAATACAACAAAAATATATCTATCGAGTAATTCTGTACCAGACACTGCAATTCAATCTGGCGATTTTGTCCAAGATCCTGGTGGAAATATTTTATCTTCCACAGTAACATCATCAACATCTGGTCCAATAGATGCTGTTTATACTGGCGTAATACCAATATCAACATCTGGAAATGGTGTTGGTGCTAGATTTGATGTCTCTAGAGGAAATACTGGTGATGTTTTATCAGCTAATATTGCAATAGGATATGAAGGTAACTTCTATCAAACTGGAGATACTGTTACACTACCTGGAGCATCAGTTGGAGGATCAACTCCAGGAGATAATATAATTATCACAATTACAAACGTTGGTGCGGCGGGACAAGATCTTGAAGTATATAAAGCAAAATCTTCTGCAGGATTTTTAGAGTATATTGTAACAGATCCAGCATCTTTTTCTGCTGGAGATAAACTAGTAAATTCGGCAAGTCCAACCGTTGGATATGAAGTAGATTTTTCAGTTAATGAATTTAGATATTTTATAGATTTGCAGGATGGTAATGGACCACAATTTACTCCATCCTGGACGATGTATGTTGGCAACATATACAAGTTTGATCTTTCCGATCAATCAAATGGATCTCATATTTTTGCACTAAGTCGTTTTAGAGACGGTCAGTGGTCCCCAAGTTTGTTTGAAAATATTCAAACTACTCTAAGCACAACATTAGCACAAATTGCTGTTGGAAGCACTGCTGGAATTCTTCCAGGAATGTCTGTTGAGAAAGTTTCTGGTGATGGAGTGCTACAAACAGATACTAGAGTTCTTTCTGTAAATTCCGCTACATCACTTACATTAGATAAGACACCAACTGCTGCTGGATCCATAGTTATTACTATTGCTGGAACAGAGTATACAGATGGCGTAACAAGAGATACAGACAGTTTAACAATTCGTGTAACGGAATCTACTCCAACTCTATATTATTTCTGTGATACAGATAACAACACCCATGTAAATGAGGGTGGTGATGATAATGAAGAAGCAGTTATCACAATAGATCAAAACAATCCAAAGCAATTTGGTAGCGGTTTCCAATTGTTAGTAACAGATGTACTAAAAGAAACCACAATTTCTGGAACTATTGATGGTTTATTATCTGCTGTCGAAATTCAAACTTCCGATATTACATCAACCAGTGCAACAATTAATGATGTATCATCAGATTCTATTACTACTGCTACTATAAGCACACCAATTATAACTTCTTCTACTGGACTCACTGCTACCGTCACTGGTGATGTAACATTTTCAACTAGTAATTTTAAAATAGGAACTAATCTTCTTATTAATGGATCTACTGGTGATGTCTCATCTTCTGGATATTTCAGTTCTGCAGAATACAGAGTAGGAAATAATCTCAAGATTTTAGATAGTAATCCAGATGTAGCAACAATAAAGAGCTATAATGGTGCAGATTTAAGGATAGTTTCGGACCTAGGAAGAGTAGTTGATATCGATACTACAACTGCTATAGCAATTCCAGTTGGTGATACAAATAGCAGACCAATTGCTGGTGTAGTTAGAGATGGATGCATCAGATTTAATACAGAAACAAATCAATATGAAGGTTATAGCTCATCCACCTCTTCCTGGTCCTCATTGGGTGGTGTTAGAGACCTAGATGGAAATACTTATATTACTGCAGAAGAAACAGTAGGATCAAATGACAATACATTATGGTTCTATAACGATAATATACTTACTGTAAAATTTACTCCAACAAGATTACAATTTATAAATCAGAAGACAATATCATCTCCAAATGTAAATGCCCCAGCATTTACAATTTGGACTGCAAATACTCCTGTTTCTCTTGGTTCTTTCGTAAAATATAAAAATAATCTTTACGAGGTCACTGTTGCTGGAACTACAGCAACTTCTGGAAATGAACCTATTCATACATCTGGAGCTTTGGCGAATGGATCAGCAGAACTTACTTGGTATTCTTTAGCAGTAGCTCCACTGACTTTTGATGATATTGAGGTTTTGAGAATTGGACCAACAGGATCACTTCCATTATCTATAAACAACGATCTAAGACTTGCTGATAATACAATTTCAACAGATATAAATGACTTAGTTATTCGTCCAAATACTGGAAAGAAAGTAATCGTTGATGCCCCAACATCATTAGTTATTCCTTCTGGTGCAGATGCTGATAGAGGAGTTCCAATTCAAGGATCAATTAGGTTCAGTCAAACTTCATTGCAATTTGAAGGTTACGACGGAATTAACTGGGGATCTTTGGGTGGAGTAAAAGATGTAGATCAGAATACTTATATTATTCCTGAATTATCACCAGGATCAAATGAGAATATTCTATATTTCTACAATGATAATAATAATACATTACAGTTATCTACAACATCATTAGATTTCTATTCAATTGATACGATTAGATCCGTGACTTCGGATGAATTGGAGATTACAGCTTCTCTACTCACATTTGATAACGGCACTTCAACATTCGATAATACACAAACAGATAGAACATTTTTACACACAACGAAACAATACTTTGATCTTGGATTATCTGCTGGTTTGACAACAGACCCAGTATTGAGATTGGATGATCAGGGTGACGTATTCTTGAATGTTGGTTTTGGAACTGGCACCTTAGATATGGTCAAAGTATTTGATGGAGACCTAAAAGAATTTGAACTTGCTGATGTTAAGATTTTGACAGAAAAAATAACTCTAGTCAAAGGAACTTCTGATAATGGTTCATCAGAACTCTATCCAGTAGCTACAAATGCTGGTTGCAAAACCACTGTCATTGCTGTAAATCCAACTTCTGGTGATAAAGAGTTTATTGAGTTTGGTGTTCTTGATGACGGCACTGATGTGTTCCATACAGAATATGGAAACATTAGAACTGGCACACAGTTGATAGTTCCAACTTTTGAAGTTACTGGATCAAACGTAGTAAGAATAAATATTGCATTGGGTGCTAATGTAAATCCAACGGAATCTGTAAATATCACCTTCGTTTCAAACATTACTAAGAAATAAAAATGGCAACTACAAAAGAAAAGTTTGATTCAACAGGTGGATTTTCCATCGACAAAACTGTTATTGTTGATGAATTGAGAAATGCTAAAGATCTCAATACTCTTGAGATAAAAAATTCCGAATTTGTTGATAGTAAATCAACAACGTATATTTTACGTGGTTTGAATACTTCTGTTTTAGAACTCGATAATGTTGGATCTCAAATTGTTATTGACAATAATACAATAAATTTTATCACTGGTCATATTATTGCTGTAAATCCACAAGGATATGTGTATTCTGCTAAAATAGAAAGTGCTCTTTTATGTGATTCTATTGGAGCAACTACAGTCTTATCTAGTATGAGAACAGTAATCAAAGATGATGTTCCTTCTGGACAAACTTGGGATATTGAACCTTTAGGATCTTCAAATAGATTTAGTTACAGTACAACTAGAGCAGGAACAACAAACGACATAAAGTGGATTGCAACAACTCAAGTTATTAGTATCGCGTGGGCTTGATGCTAAATATAACTGAGGATAATAACGGCGGGAGCTAGCAAGCACCATGAGTTTTAATATCAATTCCGACAAAGAGTTTATTAGAGGTTCGAACCCAAAACTCATCGGTGATAATGAACTTACGATTAGAGGTGGAACAGGATCTCTTGAAAGGGAGATTCTAAGGACACAATTAGATTCTGGTACGGGTCTCCCTCGTGTTGGTATCAATAGAACTGGTCAAAGAGTAAATAATGTAGTAATAACTAATGGTGGTAGTGGTTATACTTTACAACCAACTGTAACTATTGATCCACCAACAACTGCGGGTGGTGTTCAGGCATTAGCATCTGCCTTTATTTTTAATGGGCAAGTCATAAATATTGCAGTCAATAATCCAGGAAGTGGATATACGACTACACCAAATGTAGTTATTTCTGGAGGAAATGGTGCAGGTGCTTCTGCAGATGCTTTTCTTGACACTGTTGATTATGAACTTGATATCAATGGTGCTATCAGAACTTCAACCTCTATCATTTCAGATACTGCAAGAATCCTAAACCTTGACATTGATAACTTTGTTACTCCAGATCTAGTTCTAAGGGGACCAAACTTCAAGAATTATTTGAATAATACAGGGACTCCATGGGGAGCGAATGTAATTGTACAAGAAAATGCTTTTAGATATTTTGGTGGAAATGTTTATCAGGCTCTAAATGGTGGAGAAACTGGAGCTCTTGCCCCAGTACATACAGATGGTATTGTACAAAACGGTGAAGTTAACTTTAAGCACATTGGTTTCCGTGTTGTAGATTCTAATGCATTTGGATTTGGAACAACTGGAGAAGCTGGTATCTACCCACGTTCTATTACTCCTCTTCTTGGTGATAGATCAGATAAGATTGCTACAACAGAATACGTCCTCAACCTAGCAACAAATGATGTTGGTGGTCGTATTTACGTTTCAGAACAAATTGGTTCCGATCTAAATGATGGTCGCTCTGCAGTTGCTCCTGTAAGAACGATCAAAAAAGCAGCGCAATTAGCGTGGGAAACTCCTGGTGTCAAAGAAACTATTATTGTTTCTGGTGGAGACTACCTAGAAGATAACCCAATTTCCTTACCACCTGATGCTTCAATCGTTGGTGATAACTTGCGTCTGGTAATTGTCAGACCTAAGAATCCTGGCAAGCACATGATGAAGTTTGGTGATAAGAACTACATTATTGGTGTCACCTACAGAGATCAAATTGATTCGAACGGAGATCCAGTTGCTACCTGGGACTACGCCATGGTCTTTGACGATAAGCAGCGTATTATCGTTGATTACGATGTAAATGGAGATTTTGGCACAGAGTTTCCAATCGGTCATCAGATATTTGGACCAGACCAGTTCCGTGTTGGATTCCAGCAGAACACAGGTCTAAGTGCTCTACAAAATGGCGTTGAAGTTATTGGTGTCAATACAGGTGCAAGGGCAAAAGTAATTGGAAATACTTTCACTACCACAACAGGTGCTAGTGCATATGTTAGTGGTACTGTAGATGTAAGACTGACTAGTGGTTCTTTCGTAGAAGGTGAGCAATTTAGATATATCACTTCAGCGGCAACTGGAAGTTCAATTGCTCTGACTATTACAGCAACATCTGGTCCTAATACATTCAGAACAACAACAAGTCCCACTGGCATAATTGCTGGTGGTACTTACGTCTATCTGGATGATACCGACGACAGCAGTTTTACTGCTGGATACTATGAGGTTGCGGATCTAGCACCTAATGATGAGAACACACCAACATACTGGGATATTCAAGTTGTTCCTATTCTAAATTCACCAGAGTGGAACACGAATCAATCAGAAACTATACAGATTTTCAACGCATCGGTAACATCATTCACATTTGACTCAACTTCACTCAAGTCAATTAGAGCTGAAGGTGAGGTTGTTTATATAGATGAAGACATCACAAGAACCCTACCAATCCAAAGAATTGACTTCTCACAGCAAGGTGGATTTACGGATGGTTTCCAAAGTGATCAATTTGGCAACTCAGAAGATCTTGGCGGTATTGTATTCTACACCAATGAACTAGTTGGCAGATCAAATACTCACGATTTCAAAGAAGGACAAGAAATTCTAATTCAAGGTCTTCCAACTGGAACCCCAGACCTATCATTCCTGAATGGAAGACAGAGAATTTATAAAGTTCTGGAAGATGCTGACGGACGTGCAAGAAGATTCGTCATTCCAAAGAAAGCACCAGGAATCAACGATGCTAACTTTGATCCAGGACAATTTGCTACAGTTGGTACTTATTCAAAGAGTATTACTCTTTCTCTACTCAACTCACCAAATACATTCCCTCTAGCAACTCCTGTAGATAGAAGATATCAAGACGCAGGTATCTTCATCAGAAACAATAGAGATTTTATTGCTGACGAAGTAGTTAGACGCATCAATGATGAATTCAAGAAAGAATACTTCTCCGTCTATGATATTTCTGGATTGGACTTCAAGATTTATCTTGGAACTTCCAGATTTGAGCACACATATATTAGTGGTGGTACAGTAACATTTGGTGGTAATACTTACAATATTACTGGTTTCACATATGACACTTCAGTAACTGGAACTGCGACAATTACTACTGATGTTTCTATTCCATCACTAGCGGAAGATGATATAGTACAACTTGCCGATATATTAGTAGAATGTGATAACGGTCAAAAAGTATATCCAAGTTTCAACATTCCTGTAAGTGATACTCAGTGTAAGCAAGACATCGTACATTTCTTGAATGCCCTTGTAAGAGACCTTGAGTTTGGATCAAACCACAATATTATTGAAGCGGCGAAGAAGTATATTGTAGGCGCTAAGATCGACTACGTAGAGAATGAAATTGTACAAACTGTTCGTGCTATTGAATACGCTAGAGAGCTAGCAATCTATGCAATGTGCAACTGGAGAACTGGAAATAGAACTGGAAGCGATCCAGTTTATACTCCACAGTATTCTTCACTAACAAGATACTTTGACGACAGTGTAATTACAGCAACTGCTGGTACTCCCGCATGTGATGACGTAAGATCTGCTATCGATACTCTCTCATATCTCTGGGTTGATGTTATTGGCAATAATGCATCTGGTAGATATCTAGATGCTGCTTACCTAATTGCAAGAAACAGAGATCTGATTGCCGATGCAGCATATGAAGATACTTTAGTTTCATATCCATCTCTAGGTCTCAGCAATGTAAATGAAAGAAAGTGCCGTAGAGATATCAACTATGTTCTTTCTGGTCTAATCAGGGATCTTATCCTTGGTGGAAATAGTGGCACAGTAACTGCTGCTGAAGCATACTTCAGCGGAACTTCTCTTGCTGGTATTCCAGCATCAGAACTTCCTGCAACTAGATTTGCTTTCCAGAGAGCAGCATACTATGCAACTGCTGCTATGCGTAACTGGACTGACGGTGCTGGCAGTGCTATTACATCAGCATCATCACCAATTCCACAATTTACAGATCCAAGCATCTTAGCGGATCCAGCATCACCAGATTGTGCTAACGTTGCAGCATCAATCGATACATTGATGACTCTTCTGGATAATATCTTGCTACATGGAGAAAATCCATCAGATCCTGCTGCAATTGAACCAGGAGCAACAACGATCAACACTGGAACTCTATATGATACATCACAGATCATCACATATCCAGACAGCTACATCTACGACAACAATAATGTCAGAATGGCAGTTCGTGGTGACTATGATGACTACCCAATCATTGAGGCATCACCATATACTCAGAACTCTTCTGTTATCTCCTTCCTAGGTGGTAGTGGTGCTCTGGTTGATGGTTCTAAGGTCAAGCAACCTAACTGTCCTTTCCCTGGTCTAGAACTGGATGGTACAGCAACATTCCCAAATCAGGGTAAGTCGATGGTTGCATCTGCATTCACCATCGTTTCCTTTGGTGGTACAGGATACAAGGTTATTGAAGATGGATATGTACAGTTAGTTTCTGTCTTCGTTATCTTCTGTGCTGATGGTGTATTGGCAGAGAGTGGCGGGTATTGCTCCATCACTAACTCAGCAACTAACTTCGGTATCTATGCTCTACGTGGTATTGGATACAGAAGAGAAGCATACGAGTTTGACGTTGCAACTGTTGTCAATGTTTCTGCTACCCCAACTGGTAGAGCAATTATTACCGTTGATGGACTAGGTAGAGAACCACTAGAGCACTATGTTATCAAGGTTGATGGATTTGAAAACACAAATCCAGATATCGAATACTTTATTGATGCTGTTGGTGCGGTTGGTGCTGGTCCACCATTCCAAGCAGAACTAACAATTGATGACGGCACAGGTCAGCCTATGGACCTGACTGATAGTTCTACTGGTCTTCCAGTTTCTACTGGTAATATTATTGGAGCAACAATTAGACTACACAGACCATCCATTGTCAATTCATCTTCACACACTTGGGAATTTGCTGGTTCTGGTACTAACTATCTTGCTCTTCCAGAAAATGGAGGAACAAAGACTGAAGCATACGAACAAGTTTCCGAAGATTATGGACGTGTTTATGTTTCTGGTACTGACGAACTTGGAGACTTCAAGGTTGGTACATTCGCTAGAATTGAGAACAGAACTGGTAACATTACCTTCACAGGTACGGTTACGATCTCTGAGGTTGAGTTCCTCAAACTGAAGGGTGGAGATGTTGTTGTTACTGGATTCTCTGCTGATAACACCCTTGGTGGTGCTGGAACAAGTAACTCTGTTCTACCTACTCAGAAGGCAGTTAGAGATTACATCACTAATAACCTTGGTCCATACATCAACAAACCATACTCAACAAACGCTGTTCCTAGAGCACTTGTTGAACTAACAGATAGTGGTAAGATCTCGATTGATCAGATCCCAGCACTCAGACCATTCAGCGTCTATACTGTTGCCAATCAAACAGAAAGACTTGCCCTGGAGGGTGCGCTTGCTGGAGACATTGCGATTCAACAGGACACTACAACATCATATATTCTTAATAATGATCTCGATAGTTTGTTTGTTGCTTTCCAACCAGATCCAACACTGCAATTTACTATTGGCGATATCTTTACTGGTAGCATTACTGGTGGTCGTATTCAAGCAACCGAGTACAGACAGGGTGTTGTATATCAACTCAATATCGTCGATGGTGGTTCTGGTTACACATCTCCTCCAGTTGTTACTATTTCTGGTACTCTACAGCAAGGTGGAGTTGAAGCAAAAGCAGTAACCACAATTGCTAATGGCGAAGTAGTTACTATTCAACTAGTGGTATTCAATGGATATCTTGGCGGTAAAGGATATACCAGCGCACCAACAGTAACTATTGCTGCTCCACAAGGTTCTGGAACACAAGCAACCGCAACTTCTCTGATTGAATCCAGATTATACGGTGATGTTGTTAATAGAATTCTAATTACAGATACAGATACAATTGAGAGTAGTGACATTCCTGCAGAGACTGTCAATATTACCAGAGTTCTAAACACCTCTGCATCTAATAATAATAACTGGGTGTCTCTATCATCCAACCAGATTGCTGCATCTGATATTGTTTCTGGTGTTATTGAAACAGACCGTCTTGCTTCTGGTGGTGCTGCTAACTCCTTCACATTCCTAAGAGGAGATCAAAACTGGGCTCTTGCTGTTCAGTCAATCAAGGGTGCTGAGATTAGATACTTCGATAAACTATACAGCACAGCAAGTTCTGGATCAAGCCAACTTATCTTCCAGACAAATTCGGATGTTCTAATTGGACACGAAGTTGTCAATAGTGTTCTTGGTATCCAGGCAAACACTAATATTACTGGTGTTATTACTGCTGCTGGTCTGACAACCATTTCACTGAATAATCCACTTACTCAGACAATCAACGCTGGAACTATTATTGAGTTTGAGCGTGGTGCTTCCCCAATGGTCTTTGAGTCATCATACACTCAAGGAAACTTTGTTGATAGTATCATTGTTGCTAACGGTGGTAGTGGATTTACAGATGGTCAATATTTTGACGTTGAACTAACAGGTGGAACTGGTACAGGTCTTCGCGTTAATATGATTGTTTCTGGCAACACCATTATCGATGTTGCCGTTACTAGTGGTGGATCTGGATACACAAGCGATTTCTCAATTACGGTTCCTCCAGGTGTAATTGGTTCGGGATCATCGATGGTTCTGCAAGCCAAGATTTCAACGGTAAATAGACAGTATGCAAACGTCTCAGTTGATGTTCAAAGAGTTACCGACCTAACTATTTCATCCGACCTATATGGAACTATTGGTGTTGTAAGACTCAAGAAAGACCAGTTCAATATTGGAACATCAGGTAATGGTTCTGTTGAGATCAAAACTGGTCCTGGATCTGGTTTAGACGCTGACCTACTTGATACAAAGCAAGGTTCATTCTATCTAAACTCAAGTAACCAAAACCAAGGAACTCTACCAACAGATAGACTTTCTGGTACTTATAATATCAGTGTTTCGGGATCTTCTGGTAATACGATTCGTCTTGCAACTGGTACTAACAACCCAACATCAAACCCAACTCCAAATAACTTTGTTGAAGGTCTTGTTGCTAATACAATTAACAACTCAGCAGACCAGCTCTTTGATGGTGGATCTCAGCACCTTGTTCTTACAATCAGAAACAAAGGTCAGGGTCTAACTGCTGAAGGTGGTGTTCGTCAGATGGCATTTACCGATAATGATAACATCTGGTTACGTGGTTCTGGAACTGGTGTTACCGCATTTGGTACTTGGGCCAAGATGTGGACTTCTCTAAATGACGGTATTGGATCTGGTCTCGATGCCGATAGACTTGATGGAGCACAAGGAACTTGGTATCAAAACGCTCTAAACATCAACTACGGTACTCTATCTGATAATAGACTTCCTAGATTTATTAGTGCAACCAAGTTTAGAGATACCCTAACAGTTCAATCTTTCAATGGAGATCCAAAATATAGAATCTATCTATCTGGAAGAATTCTAAATGTATCTCCATTTACCCCAGGAAACCTCGTTAACTTATACAATGCAAACGCTCAGGCAACTGGACAGATTGCAATTGACAATCTTATCATCAATGACGTAGCAGATAGCACAGAAGATTATACCATTATTGTTGGAAGACTGACAACTGGTAACTTTGTTGGGGCACTAACAATTGGTACTGCTGCTAACAGAGAGCCATTCCAAGACTTCACTATTGATGATGACAACGTAGTTCAAGTAGCAAAACTTGAGAGTGATGGTGGAACTGCAAACCTCAGACTTGGAAGAAGAGATGGTCAGGCAACTTCTCCTGGTATCTACTTCACAAGTTCTCAGTTAGTTCCTACTGCTTACAACGCTGCTATTGTTGCAACTGGTGGTAATGCTACCGATGGTTCTGGTACTCTAAACGTTCTTGTAGCAAATGCTAACGGACTGAATATCAACGGAAGCACAGTATGGAATGCTGGTAACGTTGCCTTCAATAGTGCAAACGTAGTTTCCACCGCAACTCTAAGATCAGCAGTTCAAAGAGATACAAACGGTGACTTTGCTGCCAGAATTATCACAGCATCTCTAACAGGTGCTGCTTCTCTGAACGTTCTGAAGGCAGGCGATACCATGACTGGTTCGCTGACTATCACTGGTGCTGGATCAAACTTCACCTTATCTGGAACTGCAAATCTCAACAGCTTTGTCAATATTGCCGATGATCTTGCAGTTGATACAGATACACTATTTGTCGATGTATCGGCAGATGAGGTTGGTATCAACGCAGGAACTGCTCCAAGAACAACTCTAGATGTTGTTGGTGATCTCGGTATTTACATCAGAGCACTAACATCTGGTTCTGGTGCAAAACTAACGTTTAGTGATAATACTGGCAATGATTATGCACAGCAAGGTTCCATCAAGTATTATCATGCTGACGCACAAACTCCTGGTGCCGCATATGGAAATGCATTTATTGTAGAGGGAACTGAAACTACTTTAGCATTCAAAGTAACTGGTGATGTTATTGCTTCTAGAAGACTTGGTGTAAATGTCACCAACCCAGATAGAGCACTTGATGTTGGTGGTGCTGCAAGAATTACTGAAGCACTAACTATTCAGAATACATCTAGTGGTCCAATCAATTTCTACAATAATACATCGACAAGATACTGGAGAATTGGTAGCAATACCCAATCAAACAACTTCTTCACATTTGAAGCATCAGATGCTGTTGGTGGAACTACTTTCAGTGGTGCTCCAGCACTTGGAATTAGTGGAGTAAATAATGCTGTTACAATCAACACCACTGATACATCTGGAATTGATCCAACAGATGGAACAACTTCAAGAAACTATAAGTTAAACGTTTCGGGTGATGTAAATATCAACGGTCAGTTGTTCCAAAACAACGCCGAGTTTGTAACTTCTAGATGGACTGAGGCGACTAATGGTGATGATATCTATAGGATATCAAGAGTTGGTATCAATAAAGTTGATCCAACTTATACATTACACATCGATGGTTCTGTCAATATTGAGGGAAGTACCGATGCTGGAAATAGAGTCCTATATGCTAACGGCGAGAAGCAGTGGCTTGATAAGTGGGGTGTCTTCAAGGCGAATAGAAATTTTGTTTCGGAAAACGTCACCATTCCAGCAAACGTCAATTGTGTAACCGCTGGACCAATCACTATAAATAATGGCGTAACTGTAACCATCAATAGTGGTGGTAACTGGGCTATTGTATAATAGAAGATTATGGCTGGTATTCTAAAGGTAGATCAGATCCAGAACACCGCTGGTGTCAATATTATGGATCTGCAAAATGGTAACATGAGAATGTGGAACGGGAGTTCTTATGAAGAATTCAAAGTTCCTGGGGCATTGATTAGCATCAATGTATATACATCACAAGATGGTAATTGGAATGGAAAATCGACATCTGGAGGATCTGGAACATGGACTAAACCGCCAGGATGTAGTCATGTTCTTGTTTATGTAACTGGTGGTGGTGGCGGTGCTCGCATCAACGACAACGCATATCGTGGAGCAGGTGGCGGTGGTGGAGCTACTGCCATCAAATATATTGATGTATCTGGTGTGTCTAGTGTTTCATACACATATGGAGAAGGTGGGGGATATGCCAGAAATGGTGGAAGAGGTGCCACTGGAGGCACATCCACATTTGGTTCATATTGCTCTGCTTCTGGCGGTCAAGGCGGGCAAACCGATGTTCCACACCAAGGCGGTCCAGGTGGATCTGCATCTGGTGGAGACATAAACATTCCTGGTGGTGGTGGAGAAATGGCACACGGTGCAGATAGAGAAGGCGGTGGCGGCATGAGTTTTTGGCACAAAGCAGGATCTTCTCACCATTACTACAACCAACAAGAGGAAGTTACTCACGGTCAGTGGGGATCTGGTGGTGGATATGGATATTATTCGCAAAACGATTTTGCGTATAATAACAGCAACGGCGGTGCAGGTTGCGTAATTGTTTGGAACTATACCTGAGGAGAATTATGTATCAATCACTAGTAGATAAAAGAAGCGGAAGAGTTCTCCAATTTGTAAAGGGTGGGAACGATGTAAGATTTGAAGTTCATGAAAATTTCATGTGGATAGATGGTCCATATCAAATTGAGAAAGGAAAAGATACCGCTGATTATTGGTATTATGAAAATGACAGGGAGGTAAGATTACTACCAATCAAACCACCATCATATGACATCAGTAGAAGAGTTGCATATGAAGCAATTCAGAATCAACTCGATATGTTATATCATGACATGAAGAATGGACTAATTCCAGGTAAAGAAACTTCTACTTGGTTTGCTCACATCGATTCTATCAAAGAACAGTATCCAAAACCATAAATAGAAATATAGAAAAGTAGTGTAACCATGTCTCAATTAACAGTT